AGCTGAGGAATCATGAACAATAAAAGGATAACCATATGTATCACAATAGAACCTGCCAAAAACTGCAAGTTCTACATCTGGATTCGCATTATAAGCATCATTACCAGCAGTAACCTTCCCAGTAACCTCTACATCCCCAGCAAATGTGGCTGTTGTGCCACTATAAGTAGAATTTGTAGTTCCGTTGCTAATTATATATAAAGAAGTGCCAACTCCACCTATTCCTGTGGCTGATTGGTCATTACGAGGGGTTAATGTTGGGTTTGTTGCTGACGCAACTTCATTTAATATTCTACCTCCACCAGTAGTACTTACTTTTATTGAACCTGCTGCAACTACATTCCCACCAAATGTCGCATTTTGAGAAGAGTCAATAGTTAGACCAGCTACAGTATTTGTTGTAAATTTCATACTATTACTACCATGCTGATACTCAATAGAACCTATATTATTATCGTTGCTATCGCCAAAATTGATTATACCTGCCCCACTAATAGCAGAAAGAAATGATATTCCCATATCACCTGTGCCCTCTAAAACTAATTCATCTGCTCCAGTAGAAGGTGATGCATCAGTCTCACCAGCTTTAATATGAAGTTTTCCTAATGGCGAAGTTTCCCCAATTCCGACGTTGCCTCCATTAAAATATGAATCACCACCAGAATCTAACTGAACTGCAATCGTTCCACCAGCATCACACACAAAAAACCTACCAGATGTGTCAGACTCTTCATAAAATCCACCTACCGTAGCATTATCAGAAGAAACCCATCTTTGTAGATATGCATCAGCACTACTACCTTTTATTTCAAATAATTGAGCTGGACTCGTTGTTCCAATACCGACATTGCCTGTGCTAGCAATCAATGCATAATTATTAGTTGCATTTGATGCCTTACATAAAAGTCCAATATTTGTAGTTGCACTACCTTCAGCTTCAACCAAAGCTCCGTATACAGTGCCTGATCCATACGTTTGAGCTACATATATTGCTCTTCCAGCAGTTGATGTTGAAACAGATAGGGGATATCCTGGACTCGTAGTCCCGATACCGACTTTGCCGTCAGCTTGACAATATAAAATATTAGTTGAACCAGCATTTGATTGAACATTCAAAGCACAACGTGATGCGTCACTATCACTATCTACAATATGAAAAGCTGGTGTTCCCCCGTTATGTTGTGTGTGTGTATATATACCACCATTACGTACTTGTAATTTTGTTTCTTTAGTTCCATATAATACATCTAATCCATAACTCGGACTCGCAGTCCCTATGCCGACATTTCCAGAACTATCAATAATCATACGTTCATTAATTCCATCACTACCTCTAGTGATAAATCTTAAATCTGCCCTATCTGCTTCTTTTGATGTGCTTAAAATTGAAGCTATACCTGAACTAGTTGACCTATGAACAAATGTAAGTCCTGTAGGTGTTCTATTAGATGTATCATCATGATTTACTGTTTGAATACCTGCAAAAGTATTCGAGTTTGTGCCATCGTATCCAGTTGCAAAAGCCTGTGAATTTTGGATTTGTATTCCTGTATTTCCAGCACTTCCGTGGTCACTATCTCCAACGTCTAATAAAACATCTGGACTCGTTGTGCCGATACCGACATTTCCACCTCCAGCCGCTATAGCGACATCTCCACTACTATTTTTATTTATATAAATATCTTTATTACCAGGCCCAATAATATCTGCAATCTGACCTGATTGCTCTTGAATCTGTAAAATCTGCGTTCCATCACTTGCATCAACTCTAAACTTATCTCCTGCACCCTTAATATGAAGAATAGTACCTGGACTCGATGTCCCGATGCCCACATCGCCTCCATTAAAATATGAATCACCACTAACTTCAAAGTCATTCTTTATAATAGTATTTCCACTAACTTCAAAGTCATCCGCAACTGTTACATCCCCTGCAAATGTGGCGTTTTGGGATGAGTTAATAGTTAAAGCGAGAGTGCCATTACCGCTTGTTCCAGTATAAAACTCTAATTTTCCTAAAGCATTTCCACCATAAGAACGCATATAACCACCACAATGAGCCCTGCCTTCTCCACCTATTCTTTGGTTTCCACTTGAATTTCCGTCTCCTATATTTGCACCATTTATATATAAACCATTAACAGAAGTAGTTGTAATATTTCCACCAGAAACTGTTATATCACCAGCAAATGTGGCGTTATGGGACGAATCAAGAGTAAGGCATAAATCTGAACTCGTTTCTCCATCTGTATAGAATTTTATAAACTTACTCGTACCTCCCATTTGTATTCTTGAATATGCAGAACTACCTGCGTCGTATACATTTGCTACCCACATCCCACTAGTACCGATAGAACTAAAAGAACCATGACCTGAGGATGTTATTGCACCAGAATTTATTGTCCCAGCAAATGTGGCGTCGCCTGTATTGGTTATTGTAACCATATCCGCACCAGTACTATTCTCAAGTAACATTAAATTTCCTGAACCATCCTGTCTATATCCGAATGCTACACTTGAACTATTAGTTCTTCCAAAAGTATTGCCTTCAATATCAAGGGCTTGACCTGCTTGAAATCCTCTTTTGGCTTGTACCATGCCATCAAAAGAATGAGTACCTGTACCATCAACAGTTAAATTTCCAGTAAATGTGGCGTCACCTCCATCTGCAATCTCCATACCTGCAGCCATAGAATCATCAACCACCCAAGCAGAGTTTCCATCTTGAGCCGATAATCTTATGTCAGAATTATGTGGTGAGAGTCTCCCCTTTTCAGAACCTCCCCTATAAATACTTAACCAAATTTGATGTGTGTCATTTTCAAGTCTAAGACCTTCCATGTCAAGTGTACCACTTGCAGGTTGGACTTTCATTAGACCAGTAGAATTAACACTCCCAGCAAATGTGGCAAGTGTTGGTTCAAGTCTAAGAACCTCTGTCCCTCCTGCTATCAATGAAAGGTCATCCTGACCGTTTGAACCTATACCAGTATTTGTATCTGATGACCTCGGATAAAAACTTGGTACAGTGGCAGATACATTATTAGAAAGGTTAAATGTGGGCTGATTCTGACCAAGACCTCCAAAGACGGTAGATGTAACATATATGCTACTAAGTCCCCCTGTCACAATTCTTAAAGTATTATCAGCACTTTCATAAAATCCTGTATTTCCGTCACCAAATTTGAGAGCCAAATCATTTTCTGCTCCAAGAGATGAAATCTTTACATTCCCAGCAAATGTGACAGCTTTAGTTTGTTTTGCTATTCTCATAGCTTCTGTCCAACTATTATTAGTATATTCAGACTGAATTACAAAATCAATATATGCACCTACTCCGTCTGTACCAAATGCCCAATCTTGAGCAGTACTTGCAGTATCTATAACAATTTGTTTTAGCATAGAAGTACCACTTGGTTGAGTGACATTTAAAATTCCTACACCATTTCCTCCTCCAATATGAAGAGTTTTAGTCGAAGCTATCTCTACATCACCAGCAAATGTGGCACCTTGATGTGAGTCGAGAGTAAGAGCAAGTGCATTATCTGTGTAGAATTTTTGAGTATCTGCTGTAAAGTTTATATAATTAGTGGTATTGCCACTATGTCTAATGTTCTCAGAAACATACAGAGTACCATCTACAGTTAAAGTACTACCAACTTGCAATGAACTTGCAAGGGATGCTGTGGCGATAGAGTTAGCATTAGTAAACAAGTCTACTGTGTTTGTAATAGTACTTACGGCTACATTATTTATTTTTCCAGTTACGTCACCTGTAAAAGCGTCGCCATAACCTTGTAGTCTTTTCCAACTTTTAGGCATTAGTATCCTCTTGTGCTATTTCATAATCAGGATCATTCTCAGCCAATGCATCAAATGTTCTCTTTAGTTTATCGTATAATTTTACAACCCAATAATCTCTTGATAGTCGCATCTCTACATTTCCGATAAGTCGTTGTAGTATTTCGGACTCTTCCACCGATAATCTGATTGTTTTAAATTTATGCTTATCCACTTTTATGCATTGACTGAGATGGGGTAGATGTTTCTACCCAACCCCTTCCATGAACCTATTTCCCACCTTGTTTATTCTTCGAAAGCCTCGTAAATACGTGGTTTTACTTTTGACTTCTGTGCAGGTGACAGTCCAAGTGTATCAATCATCGATTGTTTAAACCCTTCTTCTGTCATTATTTCTACATCAACCATAGTATCTGGTGCGAGTTTTAAATCACTCTGCATTAGCCAAACTCTGCGGGCACCCCACATTACTTTTCCTTCAGTAGTTGCTGTAATATAATTACCATCCGACGGATTGTAACCATTCTCCTCTAACGATAATTTCAAATCAGCTGTATCGGACATATCATTAAAAGTAAATTTTGCACCACTCGCAGAGTCATGCACAATTATACCCTCATCACCCGCACTACTTCCAAGTTTAAGATCACTAAGCTTAACAGATTGTATGTTTGCCATGCTATGCCACCACTATCCACGGATTGTCACTGCTATCGTATCCGATAGTCCCAACATCCTGAGTAGGTGTACTAGATGAATCAATACCTGTCGCAGCTGCTTGTTGTTTAGTAGCAATATGATTAACTAAAGTAACGCCTAAGTTATCTACATCACCAAGTGCATCAGAAATGTCTCTAAGTGTGTCCAGGTTTGCTGGTGTTCCTGACCCTAAGACCGTTGCTACTGCAGCCGCCTTAGCCTCTGCCAAAGTCTCACCACCAAGTTTATCAGCATCTATTGTTTGGGCTGTTGACCCAAACTTTAGTTTACCACCAGCAACGGTAATTGCTTGGTCAATCACAGAAGCAAGTCCGACATCTGTTTTAGTAGTATTTTCGTTTAAATAGTCAGCATCAGCCACACCTATTCCAGCCTTTGTTACTGTTCCGCCACCTACGCCTGCCCCAGATAATACACCCTCATTACTAATTGAAATACCACTGTTCTTTAAATTGGCATGTGCATTAGCTACTTTTAGAATATTACTAGCAAAAGCCGCATCAGTAACCACTTTAGCATCTGTACCTGCAGATGCACCTGACGTGACAGTTGCGACCGCAACGCTATTAATAGACCCAGTGACATTACCACCTAAAATTTCCGCCGTTGTATCCTGATTAGCTGTTGCCCCTGAAGCGGCTCCAGACTTAACAGTTCCTACAGCCTCTCCATCTATTGTACCCGTAAGGTTACCACCTAAGATTGTACTTGTTGAGTCTTGGTTGGCAGAATCACCAAGAGCGGCACCTGTCTTAACATCGCTCATTGTAGTTCCATCAACTGTTACACTTGTTGCTATTGTACCAGTTAAGTTTCCACCAAGTATTGTTGCTCTACTTTCGTTTGCGACGTTTTGTAGTGACAGCGTACTTTTAACCGCAGCCGCATTAGCTCCTGTCACCATAGCTGCCATTGGGAATTCTGACGAATCTAATGTCCCCGTAAATGATCCTGTGACATCATCGCCATAACCCTGTAATCTCTTCCATGTTGGCATTGTACTTCCTCCTATCTATTATTATGGTTATTTATTCCAACTTATTTGTAAATCTTTAGCTGGCCTGTATTCTTGTCGTACCATAAATCTCCTTCTGTAAGACCCTCAGTTGGGGTATCCTCCCCCTGAAAGAATCTATCAGCTATTTCTTTGACTGCACCCTCAAGATTTGTTGAGGTAAGACTTGTCCCACTGGGATCAAACGTAGTATTCTCTGCCTTGGAAGCTCTAGAAGTATTTACAACTACCGAAATTCGTTTAGCCTGATTAACCTTTACTTCAGCCATCTATTCCCCCTCGCCCCAGTCTTTCGATACAACAGGCAAAACAGTCACTCGCCCACTAACAAGAATTGTTCTTGTACCACTTCCGCCATCATCGTCACCTACAATATCATAATAATATTTCTCCCCAGTAAGATCACTAGTATCACTATCAGGTAACTCTAATTTTATCTCACCCTCTTCCTCATTGATTATTGTAATAGTGAACTCTACTGGATCTGATGTATTATCTCCTGGAGTTGGCCTTATTTCACTCTTAAATTCATAATCTTCGAGGTCTAGCGGCCCCCCTGCATCGTCGTTAAAAGTCATTGTTACCTCAAAATCTGTGCCTTTGGTAATTACAATGTCGTAAATACTAGTAGCCATTAGTAATCCACCTGTTTAATTGCGTAAGAACTACCATCACGACTTTTATTAACGTATTTTTTTCCACGCATTACCGCCTGATCCCACTCACTTCTCCAATATTGAATAGGTGCCATATTACCAGATTTAGCAGATAACTTTTCAATAACTCTTGCTACTAGTCCATCATGAAACCTACTTGGTATTTCAGGTATGTCTGACATAGCAGATAGTGTAGTAGGTCGTCTACTTAAATGAACACGTATTTGTTTGTCATCTTCATTAATTGTCGCTATTTTATTCTCTACGTCATCCCAATAGGCAACACCTAATTTGTTGTTCTTAATCCACCATACCTTAGTCTTAGCCATTATGATGCACCTCCGCTTGTTTTAGTGACACTCCATATAGAAGACCATTCAGAAGTACCCTGCTCATTAGTAGCACGTACTCTCCAGAAATATTCAGCATCTGTTACTATCATAACGGAATGAGTAGAACTGGTAACAGTTGTATCTACTAATATATACTGACCGAAATCAATTGTAGTTGATAATTGAATCTGGTAAGAATCAGCTGAATAAGAATCCTTCCAATCAAATACAAAAGGTGAAACAGAGGTAGAAGAAGCATTTGCTGGTGATAATAGGTCTGGTACTCTAGGAACTTCAACTACAGGAGAAATTGTACCTAGGAATCTATCCATAGGTGTGTTTTCAAAATCAACCTGGTGTATCTCTAATACATCATCCGCAGCAGATACCCCAGAAAGATCATCAAGACCATAATACATCTTACCATTTATAGTAAGTAAAGTATCTGATTGCCTGTCTAGCATTGAAGTATGTTCTATAAAGTCATCTAATGCTCGATTTAGCATACTCATAATTTGAGTTTCTGCAATATCTGGAAACAACTGCCTTACTTCTTCTATCATTTGTTGTACAGTCATATTACTTATACCTATGGTGCATCAAATAAATATTCTATGACAGCAGCAACACTTGCACCTGTCGATTTAACTTTAATATAACCTTCGGCCAGTCCAAAACCAAACGCCCCATATGGATGAAGCAAGATAGCCTCACCCTCCATTAGCTTAAAATGCTGTGTAGTTCCCGCATCTATTGACACTACTACTCCATCTATAGCTCCCCCATCGTGAGACACGCACTTTAGATAAACAGTTTCAACTAAATCCGTCCCTGATTTTAATGTCACATAGTTATTATCTGGTATGGCCTTAGCACCGTCATATTCAAGATTCGAGACAGTTGTTTTCCCGCTTCCACTTAAAGATTTACCAACATCGCTATGAATTATACTATGCACACCGCTATTTTCGTCAGTCAATTCTTCTACTGGGGTCACACTTACTGACCACCTGATACTATCCGCCACCTTGCTGTCCCCCCATCAATAACTGGAGCTCTTGAGTATATAGCCCTTGTAATCCCTGTAATTCCTGACCCATCATTCCATGCTCAGTCATTATAATTTGTATGTTATTAGTAAATGTCTGTACTTTAGTACCTATTTCGGCTGTATACTGTTGGAGATCAGCAGAATACTTCTGTAGTACACTTGTATATTCCTGGTATTCTTTTTGCAGAACCGAACTTCCTTCAGCCTGAGCTTCAGCAGCTGCAGCTTGTGCGTTTATTACAGCATTTTGAAGCAACGCCGAATATTCTACCTGCTCCTCATTAAATTGATTTAATTCGTTCTGAACCAGTGCTTGAATCTCTCCTATTTTTGCCTGAGCCAATTCTATATCTTCTTCCGTATCAATTAAAGTAGCTAAGGCAGTAAATTGACTAGAGGCGATACTATTATTATATGTTGGAGGATTTGCAACAGTAGCAACAGTAACAGTAGTTATGTCTGTAACCGAGAATACTGGTGCTGATGGTTTTTCAGGTATTGTAATAGACGAAAGATCTAAAGCAGCGGGTAAGGTAACACGTGTATCTATCATTTGCCTCATCTTACCACGTATTGCTGCTCCTAGTACTACCAAAGGTTCATATTCTGTGGGAAAGTTTGATATAGTTGTAAGATCGTATTCTACAAACGGAGATTCTATGTAGTGCACTTCGCCAGTTGTATTTACACCTGCTTCAAGGATATATAATTTACCACCCTTAGAATAGAATACTGGATCAGTAACCGTTGCATACTCAAGAGAATTAGGATCTTTAACTCTTCTGTAATTTTGTACAGCTATTTCTCTAGCATTATACTTATCCGAGCCCTCTACACCCACTATTCGCTTGCCAGCTAGAGCCAATCCATCTGTGGTTACTGCAGCAGGTTCAGGACTAACTAATTTTAGACGATCAATAGGTATAAGCTCAAACACTTCTTTAGCAGAAGCAGTAAGCCACTCTCCGAGGGCTATTAACCAATCAGAAAGCTCCATACTGTCATGTTTAGACCCTATGTAGTCTTCAACTCTATTTTGAAATGTGACTGCCATTGTAGTTATTGAGAGTGGAGGATTTAAGATCCCCCCACTCTCATAACCTTATGTATTATTCTTATTCTCCACAGCTTACTAAGCTGGGGCATTCCATTTCAGGATGCAATGAGTTTCAGGAAGACTAATTTCTAGACCTGCTTCGGTCAGAACCATGTCTTTCCGTCCATCTTTATCAAGATCCTGTATGTTGGTTTTGATCTGAGTGTCACGTGACTTACCGTTACCCGATAATGGGCGATAAGCTACATTACTCATATCAACCATGACTGCATAATCTTCATATGGCCCACGCAACAGAGGTTCTTGCACTAAGTGCAAATTACCAAAGATAGTATTAACACGTGTAACCTCATGACCAAATGCACCAGGAATATTAGCGATATCCAACTTGTATCCCCCTGATGGAACTGTATTGCCAAGGAAAGAACCAGCATCTAGTTTATTAAACCAGCTGATTACTTTTCTAGAAGCAAGTACAAGTTTATTACCAGAGTTTCCAGACTCAGGATGGAAGATGTTTTCCATAGCCTCTAGGAAGTCATCATATGTAGAGCCAGCTTCTCCGTATGTAAAGGGATAAGTTGTGCTATTAGCTTCGGTGTATGGTAAGATACCCCAAGAATAACGAAGCGGAGCTCCAGTACTATCCTCATCAGCAGCACCCACACCAAATAACATAGCATTTTCTATGTCCATTTTATGTTCCATGAGTTTTTCCTGCCATACCCTACGATATTCATCGGGTCTACCACGATACTCAGTGGAAAGTGCGGTACCTGAGAACAGAGGGATAGCTGTTTTAAATATCTGACAGTATCCTTCTCTGTTGTACAGTTCGTCTTTCCAACCATCAGGTGCACCTGTTGCTTCAGCAAATGCGGAACCAACAACTAAACCCCCAGCATCATCGGCGATAGTAGCGTCAATATCTTGAAGTGCAGTAAGCGTAAGCGTGGCTTCTGAAGCATCACTAACATCAATATCAGTTATCTTTGCATTATATACAGCAGCTGGCCCTGAAAAAGCGACAACCTGCCCTTCAAGAAAGAATGAAGGCTGTGTTGGAGTACTTACAGTTTTACCATACTTATCAATTACGGAATCTACAATTAGGTCAAAAGACGCACCCTTTGCTACATCAACTGCTTGGGCGGCCTTTACACTAAATGTACGTCTTTGCCACTGATGTCTCTGTTCCATAAACTTAAAAACAGGATCATTTGTGGGCTTTTTTGCAACTTTCGACAAGTAAACAAAGAACGGTGACTGCTGTGGAGCAAGTTCTGCTACACGTTCACCAAAATTGAAGACTCGTCGTGCGTCATTAATCTCAACACCCTGTACGGTACCATCGGGTGATAAGGAATATTGATCAGCCATTATTTGTTACTCCTTATGTCCAAGGATTCCGATTGTCGAAATCCTGCACCATTGACTCCATAAGGCGATCTTCTTCTGTTTTACCAGCTTGTGCATCATGCCCAGGCGTAACACCTACAGGCCTGGGAATAGATAGTCGTTCTTTTTCTCGCTGCATAGCTTCAGCTTTGCTTTTAACAGTAATCTCCTCTCTAGACGGAGCATGTCGCAACTTCCAGAGATTAACCAGGTTATCTAGAGAAATAGACTCAGGAGCACTCATTTCTGTCATGAAGCTCTGAGCTTCTTCTCCCGAAAAACCTCGGTTTGTTGTTAAATCACCATAGAGATTACGCATTTGTGCAACACGCTGTTGCTCAGCCTGAGCTCGTTGACGGACAGTTGCTTCTTGTTCATAAGCAACCCTCTGTGCTTCTTGCTGAGCCTCATAATAAGCAAGAGTGTCATCACGATAACCATCTACTGATTCTCGATACTTATAGCTAACGCTATCAGGATCACTATATGCATCAATGGCGTCATAATTAGTGGGCTTTTCAGGACGTTCTGGTTTCTTCAATGATGATCCAGTGGACTCTTGGATTTGATCATTGGACAACTGTTCCTCAAGAGCTTTTACTACTTGCGGATTCTGATTGAGATAGTTGGCTATTGGAGCTACTTGCTCCAACTCCGTCATCCGATTGTAGATCTCTTTAGTTTCGTTGACCTGTGTATCATACTTACTTTGCCAGTATTTGTAACTATCAGGATTATCTTTATCAGATATCTCCTCTCTAGGTGCAGGAATTGACGGTTCTTCTTCCACAGATGCCATATCTATTCTATCATCACTTACCAATTCTGCAAATGGGTCTTCTCCACTTGGATCAGGAGCTACTATATCATCTACAATTGATTCAGATGTTGTAACAGACAGACTTTCCTGCTCTGTCATATCCACGTTCTGTGCTTCTTGTGCCATTTTAACCTCCTACGACTCTCTTGGTTTGATTGCCGTTGCTTTGATTTTGGCTAGTTCATCTCCCAAACGTGATTCATAAAGCTGTGCAGCTTTACGAACCTCAGTTGAGCTTTTATGTAAATCTGTCTTAAATTTTTCTACTTCTACACGTTTATCAGTTGAGCTTTTATGTAGATCTGTCTTAAATTTTTCTACTTCCACACGTTTCTTAGCATGTACGGACTCTCTTTCTGCTGTTTGCAGATCCCCACTAAGTTTCTTATTCTCTTCAACCAGTGAGGATATTTGTGATTGAAGCTGATTAATCATACTCATTCTCTCTAATACGCCTTCCGCATCAACAATTTCAGTCTTCTTAAGTACTTCAGTCTGATCGATAAGACCAGCTTGAAACATTTGCATATAAGTATCAAGAAGTGCCCATCTATTAGATGGGAGAGTTGATCCTGCTACAACAACGATATCATACATACCAACAGTAATATCATTAATTTTTCCAATTTCATCCCCAGTAAACTCATCATAGACAGCCTGGTTAATTTGTGTCTCTTGAGTAATATTATTAGGTTGCATAAGCCGAATTATCTTTTCCTCTGTATAAAGTTGCTGAATTAAAGGGATAGCTACTATGGCAACCTGATTTAGTACTTGTTCCATATCATCACGACGGGATTTGATACGTCTTTGACCAAATTCATCCATAACGACAGTTCCACGATAAGTAGATGGAGCTGTTTTTGCTGAGCCTTGCATCATTTCAAATATGCCAAATCCATACTCAAGATCATGTTTAGCATCAGCTTCGTTCTTATATAGCTCATTAGGTAGTGGTATCGGCCCAGCTACAACAGGAGTACCTAATTCACCATCAAATTCTATTACTGCAGTTCCTGCTTTGCCCCATTCTTCCTCTATTTCACGTTTATTAACAGAACCTCTAGGGACGAGTAGCTTTACGTTAGTACTAGTAGATGCGTGAGCAATGATAAGAGAACGTATTTTATTAACATATTCCTGAAGAGGCCTATATATCCTAACATCACTCTCTGGATAAGGATTGCGATCATGGATATTCATCATAACAACAATCGGATAATCCTCACAAGGAAGAATCCTAGTATAAAGCAACCTGTCACCAGCAGAGACAACAACTTTAATTCTATCCTGAGCTATCTTGTTAACGTATATCTCTCCTTCCTGCATCAATTCTGACTTTGTAATCTCTTTGAGATAAGTAGTACTACCAGGAATAACCATAGGATCATCATCAGAAGCAGGGCCAGGAACCATTTGGGGCTGAGGCTCACCCATAGGCTGACCAGACATTGGATCTATTTGAGGTGGGGGCATTATCATATGGAAAACACCACCAGTTTGCTCTATAATCTGTAATAATTCATTAACACCCTCTGGAACAGTAACAATCTCCCTATTACCTGGATTATCTTCTTTTTCTACAATAACAGCGGGTTGTTCTCCATAAGCACTAAATTTTTCTTCGGTATTGAATATTTGCTCATAATTAGCGTTTGGATCATAAGTATGAAAGTAATCTACCGTTATACGTGTATATCTCTCGATAAACTCTACTTTCTTATGCACACCATCGTCACTAAAGTCACCTAAGAATGTTTGACTTTCAGTATTGTCTAGTTTAGTAATAGGATATGAATGTAAAGAAGATGCGTCTCCAGTATCCCACTTATCTGCTGCTTCTATAATATCAGAAAACTCAGGATAAGTATTATGAGCTTGCTCTTCTGTAATGATTTTAACTATTAAAATGTTGGCAGCATCCCTACACATGTTATCTTTTGAATTAGGGTCAATATAAAGGTCTAAAGGGTTAACAGCCTCCACAAGAACTTCTCCCTTGCCCATATCAGCATGTGGATCCTGATAAACCTGTAAAACACCCATACCGCCTACATAATAGTCATCAATAACTCTTTTAAGTGCTGAATTGCCATCTGAGTTCTCCCAAATCCAAGTAAAGAGGTCTGACATGATTTTAGCCACTCGAGTATCAGAATCTTCCCTACCAGTAGCCCTGAACGAAGGTTTATTATAAGCAAGTAATGCTTTTGCAGTTTCTACAATAGGATGCATACGATTAACCACTATTGGATTTTGTCCTCGTTTCTTGAGTATCTCTGTTTGTTCTTGAGTCCATTGTGCTCCTGATCTGAATTCTTGTGCTTCCTTAAACTTTTGTGCCCAGGAATACCTGGGATTTGAATATCTTTGCACTAATTCCCTAGATCGCTCAACTTCAGGGTGAATACCTTCAAATGCTGGATCACCAGCCTCTGCCTCAAGATTTTCCATTTGAGGCTGACTCATCTGTTTACCGAGGGTGTTTCTAGGGTGTTGCACCACTAAAGTACTGCCCAATCATAGTTTACAGCTGATTTGCTGGAATTATCGGAAACTGAGGCTGTTTCAGAAGAATGAGGTGTATAAACCCCTTTCATAGCATAAAACAGCCCATCTAGCAAATCATCGTGCTTTCCTCGGGGATACATCAAGAGTTCTCCCTTCAAGTCCTCCATTTTGTCATCTATGAATATTTTTTTCCTATAGAAGTGAGGTTCCATACTTTCTAACCTTACTGACTTATGAGTTCTAGGATTTTCTTTAATTCTTAAACCAGGGATAAATATATCCTTCTCTTGGCAACGACGTTCAAGATAGTCCCGTATCATCTCCTGGTAGCCAACAGATTCGATTCTTACCTTCTGTGGCTTATATTTTTTGTACTGAGACATGATAGACTCAGCTAAATCTACTGGTTTTGCATGTTTTCGGTAATATGGGAGTATATAACGATTATCATTGGCATCTATGGCAATTGTTACAATAGTAGAGTAATCTGCGGTCTGTTTTGTGCTAGAAGCAGGATCTACGCCTATAAACGTGTAAACAGGTATATCTACACCATTTTTCAGCTTTAATGTGTGTAATCCATATTTACCAAGTTCAAGAGTGCCATCATAGTACTGTAAGTAGTCTTCGCTGAATAATTGGTCTTCATCTCCTACTACTTCACACTGATATTCACGATAGAAGACTGATGAACGGTTAATATCAGAGAGCGAGATCTTTTTCTCCATAAGAGCATCATAACTCAACTGTTCGGGCCAGAGCACTTTCTTTTTCTTATCATCTATGACAGCCTGATATCTTAACGTCTTCCACCCTTTCATGCCATCTAAGGTTTCAACTATGCACCTTTGATGCTGTGGTGTGCCAATAACAATGACTCTTCCTGTTTGTGCATCAAGTGCAGGTTCAACAGACTGCAATAACCAACGTAAGTTCCATTCCATTGCCGTATCTGTCTTAGTATTGTTCTCATCCTCTGGATCATCCAATACTATGAGCGTTGGACGCTGATCTCCGTACTTTAACCCTCTTATCTGCTGACCTGTACCTTTACAGGTGATAACAGAGCCATCTTTCAATTCTACGGTGTCTTTTGTCCATATCCTGGATGAATGCTGTCCCCAGTACCCAAACATCGTTCTCAAGGGCATAGAATACTCAAGTGCGTTCTTAATCGTGTGTAAAAGGTTCAAAGCGTGTCCCTGAGTCTTAGAAGAGAGTACTATTACCTTCTTTTTCTGGTCATCAAAGAAAATATGGTGTAATGGGAATACGCCAGCTGCAAGAGAAGTTTTAGCGTGTCCCCTAGGAGCAACAATGTTCATGCGTTTGTATTTCTTATTTATGAACATTTCACAGATGTCCTTATGAAATTCAGGTGACGGAAGAGAAAACATATTAGGTAAGCATGCTTTACCAAATTTTAGTATGTCACCCTTCAGTTGGTGCAGTATTTGGTCTTTCCTACTCATGCTGCGATGGTTTCCATTCCCTTTTTATCAAGTTTTAGTGGTTCTACAGGCTCACTTAACCCTGCAGCCTCCTCAATAGACTGTAACGAGACGAATTCAGCCTCAAAGGTGTCAATTTGCTTCTGTTTCTCCTTCATACCGAATATTTCGACCAAATCTTCTGCTGCCCTGAGCAAATTAGCAGCCTGTTCCTTCTTTCGAGCTAAATTAGCAGCTTCGAGGATCATATCTATGACAGTGCCCTTAGTAACACCCTTCTTAGACATTAACCTCTCTAACTCTTTGTCTACCATTTCTTGGATATATTGTTTTTTGAGTAATGCTTTAGCCTTAGCTGCTGGTATGGGCTCCTTTTTGTTGAAAATTTTTCCCAGCCTGTCGTAGCTGATGTTGTCTGCGATAAACATTTGTGCGTATGCCCTAACAAAATTCTTGTAACAAGTCCTTGTCTTATTGAGTTCCCAGCTACTCTTAGACGAGATTTGGTTAAACTCTCCTGTTTCTTTGTGCGGTAGGTACTTGAGCTTCCGCTTTCCAGTGAAACACTGCCCGAAGGGAAAGACAAGATTGATAGAAGGTTTGTTCCTATCAGTGTATTCGCGCCTTTTGAGGCATTCTGCAACGTAACCGTCATCTGTTATGCCCCACTCACCTGGTAAACAGTCCTGCCAGTACTTATATTCAATTTTTTGCTGTTTAGCCTCTTTTTCTGGGTATATGAAGTACTCTTTCTCATTATATCTCTTTTTACCCGTCTGAAGTGCCCAGGGCTGGTCTATATGCTTTCTTACTATCTTGTCCATTAGAAATCAATGACTTCCCATCCCTTGGGTATTGGTGTGTCTAGAATTTTATCTAAGTCTCCCTCGAAATCAATATCACTGTAATCAGTAGTGTGTTTACTAATGTTACTTATGTTAAGTATAGTACTAGTCTGGTTACTATCGTTAACACTAGTATTAATATCTAATAACTTAGCACTCTTGTTAACTACTCTACTAACTAAATTGGTAACTAAACTACTAAACACGTGCTTCTCTGTATACTGACTTACAAGTATCACAAGTTAAAACATATTCGTAGTTATCACTGGTTCCATTAGATTCTGTACGTATACTGCTATCCTTGTTGAACCATAGTGATCTCTCTAGCTTGGTTTCTATACATTCAGGACAGAAAGGTGTCCCAGAAGCAATATACTTTATTTCGGCTTGTCCTAAATGTGACATTGCAATTAGAACCAATATAAGACTAATATATTAAAAAATCAATGACAAAAGTATGAAAAATTAATTCCCAAAATATACTACGAATGTGAGAGCATGATATATACACATACTACCCCCAAAGTATTCGTACATGGTGGGTGTACATTTCGTTGAAAAACACGTAACTCGTTTAATCAGTTGCATATCTCCCCACCGTGTGCAGTTCCACCTGACTACTCCGCAACTCGTGTAGAGTGTCAGTCACTTAAACTGTGCTGTTGAAGCACGGAAGGAGCATGATATGGACTTTCTATCAATGCTACGTAGTATGGGTGAACTCAGAGGTTCTTTCTGGGTATCACGTCCCAATGATCCAACGGACATCGCAGGCGAGGGTTTCAGTGTCGTCCCGTTATCCGAGCTCCAAGTTGGTGATAACCTATTCGTGAACACCAAGACCATCTCTGAGGCTGAGCAGGTTCTCGTCTGTGATGCTATTAACACACTCAGAGCACAGGAAGGTGTCGCTCCGTTTCATCTGATGGACTCTGAATGTAAGGAGTCTACCATACATGATGCGGGTGATGTCGTTTGTGTGTGGTTAGCGCCCGAGCTATCATAGAGTAGTCACCCTTAACGCAGTGTCTCATGTCGCTTGTATGGCATGAGGCACTGCTTTTTTTACATACCAGACAAAAAAAGGGTTCTTCAACACAGCTCCCCACAGTGTTCAGGAGTTCAGTAGCATTTCACTTAGAATAAGGAGGAAACAAGATGAAACACATAGAAGGGATACTACATCGAATATATTGCAAGATCCGCTTTAAGTATGGTAAGCACTTAGCAATCATAGCATGTCCAGGCAATGAGCCATTACATTTTCACCATGATGGTTGTCCAGCATGTGAATACTATGAAGACATGGAAGAGTTAGCTAAGGAGGGGGAGGGTGGAGTTCCATGCAAAATGCCAGACGATATCATTCTCGACTTAGCAAAAACACTCGAATTGGTAGCTACTCATTGTAATTGTAATGATGGTACTGCTGAGACAGTAGGATTAAACTGGAGCTATTTGCACAAGTTAGACAATAGAACACAACATTGGTTAGGCAAGGTTTATGGCGAAGCGAAGCAGGACTCGTTAGTTGATGCAGATAGTGACCAATATAAGTACATAAAAGAACAAGAGTTATTAGACATGTTAGATGATACGAAGAAAGAACTGGAGGAAATGGTCTGGTAAAGTAATGACAACTGGGTAGTATTACTAACCACATGTAACTTAAAAAAGGAGAAGGTCATGAAGAAAAGAAACAGAGCAAACCTAATCACAGTAGATCAATTCGGTAGTGTACTATTAATCAAAGCCAAAGGTAACAGCATAGGCGAGCTTAAAGCAAATGCATGTAAACAAATAAGGAGGACAAATAGAAATGCAGGTAAAATTACACCTAAACGGTTCTGAAGAGTTAACACTAACCACATTTAATATGAAGCAAAAGGATGAATTAAATGATCTAATATCCTTATTTGGTAAATTACTACAAGAGACCGAAGTAAATGCTTATTTCCTTGATCATGAGAATACTAAGGTCTACAGGATATACAAGCAAGTATCTAAAAAGAAGGAGGAATAATGGACAAGCTAAAAAAGTGGGCAAATAGAATATCTGCTTATCGGTTGATTCAAAGAAAGCTGGAACAAACTGATGATTACAAGCACTTATTAAGACAGAAGTTAGTCTATGAACAACGGTTTAAGAAGTTTAAGAGTAGTAACGGCTGGTACGATACTGCTAAAATGCCTCCAAGTCTAAGGTATAGCTTTTATAACCAGTACATACCTCTGAAACACGGGCTACAGCTAAATGGCAAAATATCTTATCCTAATGATAATATAGCATGGGAGAAATAATGGAAATTTGCAACGATCCACTCTGTGATCAATTTAGACGTACTTACATCCAAAAAAGCCTTGAATACGACTATCCTCATTGTAATGGCAACTATGACGTATCTGAAGATCCAGCAGAAACAATAGCAGTATTACAGAAACAAAGAGACACCATAAATGATCGCATAGATGAAATTATACGTCAATACTATGTAAAAAAGAGGTAATAAATGAAACTTTCATCTTCAGCAGTAACTCAGCAAATTGTTAAAATAAAAGCTAATCAAGAAAAATCTCGATTATGCCTATTAATGCTTGAATTTTATGCATATATGGAAAAACAGGGATTTCCAGAGTTTTGGAAGAATTGTAAAGGAATAAAATATCCTACACATAATCTTGACAAACGTGACCATAATCTATATTGGTGGTTTAAATGGAAAGATGGTACTGAAACTAAATTATTAGCAGATAAGTATAATATGCAATTTAAAGACTTAAAAGGATTTAAGTTAAAGAAGGATGAAAATAATAAGGGGAATAAAAATGGCTAATTGGTGGGATGTAAGAATATGTTCACAGTGTAAAAATGATATGGAAGAAAAGTGTGTTGAAACAAGAGTAACAGACAGAGGCGACATAGTATGGGAGACATTTCTCGAATGCCCTAAATGCGACATACAATACGACGATGCAGATTTATATGATATGTACCAATTAGATCATGATGTTGATTCGTATAGGGAACACTTAGACTCAATAGGAAATAAAAACAACGGAGGATAAACAGATGATAGAAGGAATAGGATTACTCATTATAGGAGCAATAACAGTTAAGTTAGTATATGATTTATTTGAAGATGATGTACTGTAAAGAGAAAAAATGAAAGAAGATCACGAAATAATAGCAGATTGGATTGCTTATGAATCAAACGACAGACAAGAAGAAATAGAGTGGCTTTTATTAAAGCTATATCCTAAAAATGGAAACAAAAAGATTAAAGATGATTTTAAAGATATTCTTGAAACATATAAGGAAGCCAATGGGGAGGAAGAATGAGTAAATGTCATATATGTAGGAAACATCCCATAAAACATAAAGATTATAGATTCATAGATAGTTGTGGATTGCAAGGTAGCACACTTGTATGTGAATGGTGTGTAGGCTTAAATGATGTAGCCATAAAAGACATCATAAGAGACGAATTAAACCCAAAAGATTTTTATGTAAAGTTAGAACAAACATAATAAGGAGAAGCTAATGAGTACAATGGGTACATATTACGAAGAAATGAAAGAGGAAAATAATTGGGACGAAGCGGATAAACATTATGAGTCGGAACAAGCAAAAAAGAATTATTGGAAGGAAGTAGCTATTAAATCCCGTATACTGGGATTAGAACGAATAACTAACCTCTCAGCTCAAAACTTGGCAGAATTGGAAGAGGAAATGGCTGATTATAGGAAGCAGACGGCTAGAGACTTCGAAAAAGAGGAAGCGAATTGGAAAGAGGAGAAAAATATTATAAGAAAGTATTTAAGTGCTAGAATAATCGAAGTAAAGAAGGAGCCATGGGAGTATTGGTGTGATCAGGAGCTTGATTTCTTAGAAACAGAGTTAGACCATCTTAATGAAGAATGTACAATATGTAAAAGATACTCAGGAGGAAAATAAATGCCAAGAAATAATAGCCTATGGGCAGTAATAGAAGAACTAAGAGCAGAAATAGAGCAGATTGAAACACATTATGAAAATGCAATGCAAAGTCTGCAGGAACTAGATGTTGAAAATGCTAAACAAAAACAAATAATAGAAGAACAGAAAAGTAGTATGGATATGTTTATGTCGGGTGCAGAGAGAGGTAATAGAGAGGATAAAGCAGAAGAAAGAAGACAACACGAAAAAGAGCAAGAAGAAGGAGACAATCATGAGTGAAAAACAAGTAAAATACCAACATGGAGATGTATTAATACGACCAACTGACAACGAATTAGCAGAAGAATCTTTGAGTAGCGGGAAAACAATTCAGTTAGGTGGCGGTGGCGACGATAGAATCGTGTTAGCAAAAGGCGAAGCAACTGGACATGCACATGCCATTGATATGTTAAACCTTCCCAGCGATGTAGTTGTTACAACATATGGATCGGAATGGCGTAATAATGTTGATTTGCTTGGTATAAAAGGTGGTGATGTCGTGCTTACCCACGAAGAGCATAAGCCTATAACACTTCCACCTGGCAATTATGAGGTTACTATTGTCAGAGAGTTCGACCACTTGGCTGGACGTGCCAGAAACGTGTGGGATTAAATATGAATCCACGTAAATTACTAGCAGAAGGTGAATCTGGGAGTGCATTTTCGTCTCGAGGGCCTCAAGGCTATAGGTGCAGTACTTACCATGCCGTGAAGTTTTCAAATAACATTGTAAGAGTTTATGTACCTCGTTACTATTATAGCCATAACCGTGCAACTAAACCCATAGCCATTTTTAGGCAAGACAGTATAACAATATGTGATGAGTTTGGAATTCTTCCGCTTTTCCGCTTAGGATGGCTTCCTATTCACGGTTATAGAGTAATGCGTGGGGTGGGTATAATGCATATTTTTGGTAGAGGTTCAGTCCCTACGTTTGATGGTGCCCGTTTTGATTATAACGGGAACCTATTAAGCAATGTACCAAAAGATATTCAGAAAAAATACGTACTTGCTCAGACAGAAGACAGAGAAATACGTAACCGTAATGCACGAGCCCGTTATCACGATAAAAAGGCAATTGCAAGATTGCGGAAGGCAACAGAGGGGTTGTATGATGATTGTAAGTTAGATGATATACCACTCAACGATGTCTTTAAGCTTCGCAATTCGGCAAGCAGGAACATACTACTCAATCATTTTGGTGTAGAAAAGATACTCAGTTCTTTAGATTCAACGGAACTGGATAAGGATATGATTGATGGTCGTTCGTACCGTCTTGTGTCATTTGAAATGCCAGATTATGGTTCTGGTACTTCACTTGCAACATACTTGGAAATGGAAAATCCAAGCACGGGTGAAAAGCACCTTGAAGGTGTACCCAATTACGGTGAAGGTTGGAATGCAATTCCAGAGAATACTGTAATAGCTGCACTTGCATGGAGAGACGGCGAATCCGACTACATAAAACCAGTAGTCTTAAGATAATGAAGTGTCAATAGTCCTATAACTTTAAACCGAGCAAAGACCTCACGGAAGTTGAGTTAAGCTCATTAAAGGTACGTGGATAGCAACCACAGCTCGGTTTAAACACTTAATAGAGGTTAATAATGACTAAAGAACAATATGCTGATAAACTACTCAGATACATACAATCACTATTGATGTACCCCTCCAGTCACTCATCTGAATTTTATTTGACAAAAATAAAAGAATATTTTGAGGAGTTCGGTGATTCGTATACACCAAATGCTCAAGATATAGAATTGGCTGATAAACCACTCAACGAAGATTGGGAGAAGAGGTTGGTTAAATTAGAGAAGTTCTTAGAAAAGAACACCAAAAGGAGAACAAAATGAAATGCTGTATATGTAAAAATGAAATAGAACCTGATGCTATATCAGGTTGGGATAAAGGGCATAATCCATATCCAGTAAGAGATAAAGGAAAGTGTTGTGGTGAATGTAATGATACAATAGTACTTCCAAGAAGATTATCTGATTATTTTATAGCCTCCCCATTAAACTGGCAACGCGAGCAAGAAATTGCTAAATAAAGGAGAAATAAGAAATGATCCAGAAAACTAAACTAAAAAAGAAGTTTAACGAAGCAGGATTACAAATAACTAAAGAAGCTATCGAATTATTAGACCGCATAATCGATAAACAAGTACACAATTGGATAAGAAAAACGAAAGAAAGTAACGTCAAAAGGTTAACAGGTACATTAATATGGATTGTAGTTGGTTCATACAGCAAGGAGTCGGATAATTGAAAAAGGAGGAAACAATGATAGTAAGTGAGTGTTGTAATGCATTACCTTATCCTGAAGTATATGAAAACATGGGAAAATGCAGTAAATGCAAGGAAGATTCAATGTTTTATGAAGAAGACGAATTCGATGAAGAAATAGAACAAATCGTCGATTGTAAATTATTAGAAGAAGAGCTTGAAAAAGCTCATAAACAAGTAAAAATCGCTAAAGATGCCTTTAAGTTTTTATCTGGACATCCTACTTCATCCCTAAACTATAAGTATATATCAAAACAAGCACTTGACGAAATGTTCCCAAAAGCTGAAGTGTTGGTGAGAGAAAGAAAAAAGGGATTAGACGTAATAATTAAATAATTAAATACATCTCCCCACAGGATTCCCAATTATAGGAGTAAATAATATGACAGTTGGTCTACAAATCACAAAATGGTTATCATCAAAAAAAGATCTAAAGTGGCTAAAAAGTGAGCAAAGACGCTTAAAAACAAAAGGAATTGAAACAGTAATAGTAGAAGAAAAAAACGGTACAGATAAGAAACACGCACTATGTAGGACTAAGGAGAGTAAATAATGCACGAAATAATGAACGATAATGCAATGTTTTCAGTAGGTGATCTACCATGGCATAAACTAGGTAAAGTGCTAGATATACCACCATCAACTGAAGAAGCACTGGAACTAGCAGAGCTCAATTGGAAAGTACATAAACAAGAAACATACATACAAGCCAAAGAAGCTGAAGATAATCTCATAGGATGTGTTCAGCCATTTGATGAAGTCTTGCTAGATACAGGGGAAGACTTCAAAACTGGTTATTATTGTACCTATAGAATCCAGGATGATATGCCAGTAATACTCGGACATGTATCCAGCCGTTATGAAGTACTTCAGAACATAGAAGCATTTCAGCCATTTGATGAAGTCTTGTTAGATGCAGGTTACACTTATGAGACAGCAGGAGCAGTAAAAGATGGTAAAAGAGTATGGATATTAGCAAAAGCACCTGAAAGTGCATTAGTAGGGGATGACAAAATAGAACCATACGTATTATTATTTAATTCACATGATGGCTCTACAGCAGTTATAATGAAACCTACAATAGTAAGAGTAGTTTGTAACAATACATTAGAAGTAGCATTAAAATCAAGCTGGCAGGTCAAAATAAAGCACACAACAGGAGTAAAAGACCGTCTAGACAACTTAACCAAAGCACTTTCATCCGTAGAGGGTAACATAAGAAAATCTGTAGAAGTTATGAATATGATGACAGATATCAGTATGGGTGTACATGATGCAACTGAATACTTCGAAAACGTATTTCCTAAATTAGTTAATAGAGGTATTGAGACCAGAAATCCACTAACTGGTAGAAAAGATCCTGATTTCCAACAAGCTATTTATGATAAACTTCTCACAAACTTTGTAGCTGGTAGGGGAAATAAAGGCTATAATCTTTGGCATGCTTATAACGCAGTAACAGAGTATGTTGATCATAATAAGTCGTACAAAGATTGGGTCGAATCAGTAGGATTCGGATGGGGATCTAAGGTAAAGCTAGATGCATTCACAGAAGCTAATAATTTAGTGAGTGCTGACACAAAAGTGATTGAATACGTTAATTAAATGTATTATATTTAGGCACCATCTAAGTTAAATAAGGAGACTAAATGGTTAAATCAACGGACAAGTTCTACCCTACCTCATCTCGGGAAGTAAAAACAGACAATCCGCACATATTATTATTGTACGGCCCACCTAAAATAGGTAAAACTACTATGCTATCAAAGCTAGACGGCTGTTTAATAGTAGATACAGAAAAAGGAAGTCATATGATTAAAGGACTCATAGCAGAAGTAAACAGCTATGAAGAATTTAAGTCTTTCATTGCTGAAGCATATGAACACAGGAAAGAATGGGGGATAACAGAGAGGTACCTGGCTGTAGATACTATAGATAAACTAGTAGACTGGATAGAGCAGGAAATAGTAGCAAATCACAATAATGAACATCAACAGAAAATAGAATACTTTGGTGATCTAGCCTATGGTAAAGGATATGCTATACAAAGAGACAAAATAACCAAAATCATAAACCATCTAGAAATGATCACAAAGTACATCATCATTATTGGACATAGAAAGCTAGGAAGTACAGATGAAGCAGGTATAGTAAGTCCACAATCACTTGATCTAACTGGCAAGCTGAAAAACATGCTAATGTCAAGAAGTGATGCAATTGGGTATGTCTTTAGAGATGATGATGAAAACCTTAAAATATCCTTTAAATCCGATGGTACACTCGAAGCTGGCAGTAGATGTAAGCATCTCAGAGGAAAGGTAGTAGACTTTGAATGGAATAACATATACATCAATGAAGGAGACTAAAAAATGGCAATAACAGGAACGAATGCACCATCCAAAAGCAGCAACAATGGTAAAGGATATTTCGTAAATCATTTTACCGTTGAGTTAGTAGAACAGCAGTCCAATCAATATAAAGACACCAGTATCATGGTAAAGGCAGTAGATAACGAAACTGAATTCGTAAAAACCTTCTTCATAAATGGTAATTATGAAAGAGACGAGCAGAATTCTGCTGTTATTGGCTGGAAATTTCCTGAATTAATAAATGACTTCTTCCATAGAATAGGATCTAAGCTTAATGTAGGAGACAACGGTATAATTTCTGATGAATCAATAGATGATGCCAAAGGTAAGGAATTTTATGGTATTGTCTATTACAGTACAGGAAAATACAAATACAATTGCTGGAACCAAATAGCTTCCATTGATGAAGGAGACGAATACCTCGCAGACGTATTTGAAGTAGAATTAGGCAAAGGCTATCCGAGAGACTTCAAAAAGTACGGTATTAATGATTCGTCAGACACAGAGTTTAACTATGGTGCTAATGTTAATTCCACAAGCTCCATTGATAATCTATGATTACTGTAGATTCAATGCTAATCGAATGGTTAGAAAGCAGGGTAACAAATGGTTGCCCTGCCATAGCAACTCATGAATTCGATGATGCAAGACACTATATGAATAGGAAGTATAAACGAATGCATACTACTGCTACCATAGAACGTGCGTGGAGAAAACTCAGAGAAGAAAAACAAATAAAAACATTAGATGCAAGCATACTAGGGAGCAAAGAAAAAAGATGGTGGATAGTGAAAATCAATACATTGAAATCGCAGTAGGACACCCAAGAAATCGTGGCACAATAATAAGAAAATCAGAATTACAAAACTATATGACAAACGGACAACCATTATTCCGTTCATATTATAGTTATGATAATGAAGTAGTAGAACACTTTAAGTCACGAAAAACAATCAAAAACTTTGCAGGTAAGTATTATCTTGATAGAATCATATTCGACATAGATAAAGGAACGAATAGTGATAAGCTTACTCTGCAAAAAGTAATTACATTTATAGATGGGTTAAAAGTAATACATAGTGTTCCAAAAGACTGGATCCAAATATGGTTCAGTGGCAGAGGCTATCACATAGTAATCCCAGATATATTTGGATTTGAACCCAGCAGTACACTCCCTCAAATAGTAAAGATAAATCTAGAAACTAATTTTCCTGAAGCCGACAATATTTATGATGGAGCCAGGCTTATAAGAGTTGGTTTTACTGTAAATGAAAAGACAGACGGATATTATAAGACACCTATAACATATAAAGAGCTTACTACATTAAGCACAGAAGAGATAAAAGAACTATCCAAAACAATAAGAGGCGATTATATATTCAATAAGATAGATAGTGATACTACCTTACTGCCTATTATTAAATCAAAAGAGATAAAAAGAGTAAGTAAAGAACAAACAGAGTTTGATCCAACAGGTGTAATAACATGTGTACAAAACATGTGGAAAGAAGGAGACGTACCTGGTAATAGGCATAAGAAACTTCTTAGAATGGCAAGTCACTACTTTAGAAATGGTATCCCAATGGATGGCACTAACTCCATGTTAACTAGTTGGGCAGATAGCTTAGACTCCTCTGAAGTAAAAAGAATCGTTAAAGATGTCTGGAACAAAGGATATAGGTACGGATGTTTTGATTCTGTAATGGATAAATACTGCGAATCAAAATGTATGCTATATTCTAATAAGCAAAAGAATGTTGACGGCTTAGTACCAATCTTAACTGCACAGCAAATGGAGCAAAATTATATCCATAGGCTAAGAAATAATGTTAAGAACAAAGGATTTAATTTGGCAGATATCTATAATCTATCAGGAGCAGACTACTGGATACTACCAGGAGATATGGTAATAATAGAAGGAGATACAGGCTTAGGTAAAACATCATTTGTACAGAATTGGGTAGTAGGTACAGAATATTTAAAAGTACTGTGGCTTACTCTAGAAAATACTGTAGATCTTATGTACAGAAGATTCTTACAGATAGCAATGGGTAAAACAAAAGAAGAAGTAGACAATCACTATCTTAATAATGATAACACATGGAGTGACGTATTATCGCATATTAACTGTATGTCAATTCCACCTACTATTAAATCAATAGAACAACAAGTAGCACAACTATCCCCACAAATATTAGTAGTAGATACTATAGACTGCATAAGAGTATCAAAATACGTTCATGATGGTATGTTTAAGATTGATTCTATCATAGAAGGCCTACGTAACATAGCAACTCAAAAGGACATTATAGTAATTGGTGTAAGTCACATAAGTAAAGCTGATTCTAGAATGGGAGCTCTTGATGTACATAGTGGTAAGGGGTCTAGTTCTATTGCTCAAAAGGCTGACAAAGTAATATCCATTGAAGGAAAACGTAACGCAATTAATAGAACAATTATAAGTCAAAAGAACAGGGATGATTCACGTTTCAGGATATCATGTGATTTTGATTTTTCTACGTTTAGGTTTAAGCAAGTAGAATTACCATTCACAGTGTTTCCCTCAGATAATAAATAAAGGAACATAACTATGGCAAAAGTGAAAGGAATGTTATTACAAATCAATCACTTAGGCAGCAGCTCAAAGGAAACATCAGGAATACAGTTAATAATCTTTCACTTATTCTCTTTCACACTTATCCACAGCGAAATAGCAGGTAGCCACTTAAGCTTCGGATTTGGACTAATACCTGTTGAAATATCTATGCAGTTTAGTTTTTGGGAAGGTAGGTATGGACAATATAAGTAAAGAAGGAAGCATGATAATAAGGTTCTCCATAAATGAAGTATCAAAATTACTATACGCTTTAAGGTATGTCATAACCAATAAAACTCAAAAGTCAAATGAAAGCAGAGAATGGATAGACAGTTATGGAGAACTAATATCAGACATAGAAGGAATGTTAAAAAAATATGAAAAAGCAGAATCAGCAGAGAGGAAGAAGGAATCGTCAGAGGGGAGCAGAGTTACAGAGACAAGTAGTTAAGACTGCCAAAATATATGGTTTAGATGCTTGGAATAGAGATCGAGGTGGTGCTCAGCACGAACAAGGAGATGTTGAGATAAGCACAATCTACTTTGGCTGCAAACGTCGAAAAAGCTGTGCCCAGTGGCTATATCCTGAGAAAGATGAATGGGGAGTATTCTTTAGAGAAGACAATGGTAAACTAATGGTATCTATTCCAGCTGAGTTCTTGTTTGATCTTATGTCTGAATTTCTATATACCTCAACTGACCATATTAGAGATAGGATTAACCCAAATTGGAGAGATAAATAATGCAGATAGCAACATGGATAGCAGATATATGGTTATTAGCATGCAGTTTGATACTCATAGTAGTCTCTATTTTCTTTATAGCACTAGGAGTTGTAGCAATTGGAGACTACATAACAAACAGAAAAAGATAATTATTAATGGAGTCTAAAATGCTCAAGAAACAAACTCATAAGCAAAGGTAGTTGGCGTGGTGGTAACAGCCAAGACTCCATAATTAGAGGGAGAGTGCTCTTCACTTCAACCGCATGTCCAAAGCGATGCTCCTAAGAGTGCTTTCCCTCATAATATTAAAGGAAGGAGTGCCTACTCCGTAAGGACTGGCAAGGTTAATGGTCTCATCCATGACCTCCTCGACCTATAAGTGCTCCTTCCTTCCCTATTAGAAACAGAAAAGGAGACGAACAATGGCAAAAGCAGGGAGACCCAAAGGAACCACAAGAGCTAACGGATACAAAGTGTCAAGCGGAAGACCTAAAGGAGCAAAAAACATAATCCGTAAGACAGAAGGATCAAAGAACAGAACCCGCAAGACAAAAGGTTGGAATCTATATAAACTACCTAAATCTTGGGGTAAGTGGATCTAAACTAAAAACAAAGTACGTCTAAGGGGTGTAAAGGCTGTTACAGCTTTTATATCCCCCTAGGCGTTTTTTTTACACGTAGCAGTAGCTCTAATTGCTCGTATATGGAACTTTTACTAGAAATAGGTAGGTAGGGTTAGGTTCTATATAAAAATCCGAAATTTGGCAAAAAAACCAAAACCAGATTTCGATTATTCAGTTTCTAAGTAAAAAGGTACTACCACCAGATTTTGGTTGAGTTTTCAGTGATGGTTTACTTATTTAGCTTCTCCTAGAGATTCTTCTGATAGTATGTCTTCTTCTGAACCTCTATGATACTGTATAATTCCCGTTGGTGCTAATGCTGGTTCTTCTCTTCTCTTAATAAGTTCTTTGCTTATCCTATGAATAGGAACACCAGTAGCTTTTTCTACCAGCATAGAGGGATATTCTAGTGTACCTTTGATATCTCTGGCTATTCTACCGAAAGGAAACCACGTCCATACATGATAATCTGCAAATCTACCCCAATCGTTCTTAAGTAAAGCACCCAATGGCCCCAAGATATGTCTAGCAATAGGAGGAGAAACAGCCTGTAGAGGAGCTATTGGTTTTGGAAGAGTACCAAAGAAGGCACGGTCACGCTCATGCTCATTACCAAAAAGGAGATCAGACATATCCTGTACATAATTCCAAGGAGGTGGCAAAGTAGACTCAAACATAGTAAGCGGGAACGCAGTAGCCATCGAGAACATAAATAAATCTGCCAGCCCCATACGCTTGAAACGATCAAACTCAGGAGTACCAGGTTGATAATCATATAACTTAGCACCCTTATATATATCTTTTCTAAACTTTAATGAGTTCCAAGCCCATAACTGAAATCTTGAGTAAACTCTGCCAAGTGACGTTCTAGAAAAAGCAGGTCGAGCTGCATTATTATATAAATACTGAGTACCCTCTACACCCTTCATAGCCATCTCAATTAACCAGGGATCATCACGTTCAAATGCTACCTTATTAGCAGATAGCACTTCCATAGCATTAATATAATGAGCTAAGAACGCTCTTCTTCTTAGCTTCTGCTCCATAAACTTCATAAACCATGCTGACTTCTCTATCCAAGCCTTAGTAAAGCCATGCTTATTACCAATCTCAAATACTGAAGCTCTAGAGATCTCAGTACCATCCTTATTGACTCGTGCAATAAGATCATTGATAAAGTTAGCACCCCTCTTACTTCGGAGAGCTGGGTTAGCTTTTAGTTCAGATCTTAAAAATGATTCAATAGCACCATGTCTCTGGGTAAACGCAGTATAATAGTCCCAATCACGACTTTCAGGATCACCTTTCTTCATAGGAATGTTGGAATTAAGAAAATCAAGACTACCAGCACTTTTCCAGTGTCTAAAGCCAGTAGATATCAGAGTATTGAGAGAACCTCCCCAAAAGTTATTTGCCATTGTTTTTGTATGTGTTAATAATGTCATAAGCTCCCACTTAGCTTCTAAATTAGAGAAAAGATTAAGCTTGTAGGAAAGATCGTCTTCATTTAGAGTACCATCTTCATTCTTCCTTACCCAACCCTTTCCACCAAACCACTTAGTTGCTATCTTATCCATCTTTTTCTTAACATGTTGATCAGATAGTAAATAGTAAAGAGTATTCTTAACAGGAAAATTTCTGTCTGCTATCCAGTTTTCTGGCATACTAGACTTATACCCTAAAATATCTCTTAAATGTAAACGTCCAAATCTTGCCCATTGTTTTACTTGATCGGGCTTAAAAGTAGTTTTTGCAGTTTCGGAAAAGTCTTCCATAATTCTATGACCTGAAAGAGTAAACATTAGATTATAGTTTGCTTTTATAATCTGATTTATATAAGTACGATAAGCATCCATATCTTTAGCCCAGCTAGGAATAACATGACCATGTCTCGCCCTTGAAAGAGCATGGGACGGTCTTCTAAAAAGTCCTATACGCTCTACGTCTTTTTCTGTCATACCTTCAGTCATAATAAATTCTGCCATAGGATGAAGAGCCCCACCATCATCAAGCTGTGCCCTCATTGCTGTTGTTTCTAAGCTTACTCTGAGCTTTGCTAGTGCGGTTGCTGACTTACCTTCTGCCTTCGCTTTTTCTATTCGAGCTTCAATATACTGATCTTTAATTTTCTTAATATGGTCTCTATGGGGCCAATAATGTTCTACTTCAATCTCTCCTACTCCCTTAAAAGCAAATTTCCCCTTGGGTTTGTTAGTTCTAGGATGAATAGTTTCATCCAGATACCTTGACATTATATTTGCTCGTTTATCGGGATGCATGTCTTTAATCCTAACGCCATTAATTGTCATACGAGAGACAGCATACTCGTTAGATAAACGTAAAAGGTTTTCTAGTCCTACCTTTTTTAAATCAGCTTCTTTCCCTTGAAAAAGTACATCAGATATTTCTCGCTTTATTATCTCAGAGAATTTAATGTTTCCACTTTTATCTCTATAAGGAGCCACCCATTCATCATAATCATACTCACCTTTTATCCACTGATCTTTCATATTTGTGTTCAGCTTAGTAATCTTTCTATTTATAATCTCAATTATTTCTTTTCCTGTTTTAGTAACACGACCTTTCTTTTTACCCTCACTAGGAAAGTTATATATCTTATCCTTATAAATTTCGTATAGTTCATCAGCTTCTTTAGCATATTTTTCATATTGTGGTTCGTTATGTTTACTTGCTAATGCCCTTTCTCTATACGCTATAGCTATATTTACTAGATCAGGAGCATCTTTTTCTAAGAGAAAAAGAAATTCAAACTCATCGTTTACTCTTTTAGCCCACCTATCTGTAGTATTGGAAAACCATAGATTAGATTTGATACCCATGTCAACCATGCGACCATAGTGAGCTATAGGAATAGCTACGTCCTTCTTGTATACCTTCCCGTCAGCAGCACGTACAGGTACGTTCTTTCTAGCAAACCAATTCAAATTGTAAGCAAGGTGCTTCTGAGAAATAGTGTCAGGAAAAAAGTAAAAATGAAACCACTTAAGAGCATAACCAGGATCATCCTTAGCCATATCTAATAAGAAATTGCGACCATGAAGACCACGCCAATAATTTATAAAGACTTTTACATCCTCAATAGTAGCAGCACCTGGGAGAACACCAGCACCAGGAATTGGAATACCAAAGGTACCGCGAAGAGAAGTAATGCCAGGAAAAGATTTACTTATATTATGAAGTAAAGTAGGATGTTTTTGAAATATCCAACGTAGTTCCTTTCGTAATCTTTTAACCTCACGTGTTTCATTTACTATACGCTTGTCTCTTGTTTTTACATCTACCCAACTATAGTCTTCAATACCTTCCCACATCTTTTTACTCATTTCATCGGCTGATGCTTCTGCTTTATCTCCAGTAACTTCTTTCTCAACCTCTTTCATTATTCTTTGTACTTTTGGGTCTTTAGAAGGTTTTTTACCCATAAATACAGCAACTTCTTCGCTAGTTATTGGTTCTCCAAGCTTGGTAGCAAGTTTATGATAATCATTTAGCCACCCTTCTATAATAGGCCTTGGTACTACAGGAGATTCAAATCCAAACGATCTAAGGTTATCACTGTAAGTAGAACCACTCATTGTTCCGATAAAATATTCAAAAAATGCTCTTTTACCAGTTGCTTCTCCTATTGTCTCAACATAACTCCTAATAAGTGCATTAATCTCGTTGATAACTGGTGCTTTTCTTTCTACTGTACGTTCCCGTTTCTTTTTATTAATATCTAACATTCTTTGAGCATACTGTGTTAATAGTTTATCAGCAGTCTTAAATATTTCTGTCAATTCTTCTGTTGTACCACCAGAATCAAGAAATGCTTTATTAGCCTTGAATACACGTCTTACGCTAGTGAGAGCAGCTAATGTTTTTGAATAGTAATCTCTTTTCTTGTCAAGATCTTTTATATTCTTTAAGTATTCAATAGGATCTTCACCTCGAGCAGTAGCAACTTTAAATTGAAGTTTACTTAGTACTTTCTCTCTAAAATAAATTGCTTCTTCAGAAGTACCATGAACAATTTCCTCTAATACTTTGCCAGCTTTAACTATTTCCTTTTCAGAGAGCCATTTAGATGGATCAGGATCATGTCTAACATTCCTAATAGCAGTAGCACGATACTCATCTAATGGAGATAACAGATCTCTTTTTATACCTTTACTCTCTATAGCACCTTCAGCCTGCCCATATCCTAAATAAGAGTTAGCAAGATCAGACTTTTCAGAAAGAGTTAAGCTTCTTTTTTTTGTATAATCCCATCCACTAACCGCTTTATTTAGTTCTTCCATGCCACGATATATAGTACCACGAATAAGACCTACTGACTTCTCATTTTCTAATACATTTGCTACTCTTTTACCATCAGGAGTTACTATTTCAATCTTATCAAAAGCAGCTTTAAAAAGTATCTCTGTAAGTTTCTCTGGGTTTATTATGCCAGTATATTTAGCTGCGTCCGCTGCCATGTTTTGGATAGCCCTAGCATATAACCTTAGTTTCTTTCCTCCGTCCTTATTTGGTTTTAATACTATATAGAGCTCACCTTTTGGGTATTCAACACTAATATTCTTCTTGGCCGCTGCTCTGATGTTTTTACTTCTTTTCCACTGACCTCTAGGAATAGTAAATGGTATTCTTTTTTCCTTGCCTTCAGTAATATCCTGAAGCATATGAATTCTTCTCTTCAAGTTGTTTGCAAGTCCTAACAACTTGTTACCTTTACGTGCATTATGAGAAATATAGAATCTTGTTAGTGGGTCTAACATACCAAATGGTGTCTTAGCCATATCTAGGTCTAAGTTACCTTCTTCCGAGAATATTTCTTCTAATTCTCTAGTTACAGGTTTCAGGAATTTTTTGCCTTTATGCCATTCTTTAGATTGTTTTTTGATACTTTCTTTAAGTGACTTCGGTAGGTTCTGGTAAATATGTACCTTATCAATATCTAAGTCCATCCCACCAAGGTAACCCATGTCCTCTGGGTGAAGTAGGATACCAGCTCCTTTCCTACCTGTGAATCCCATAAATTTGAGTATCCTAGTGCCAGAAACAGAGTCAGATGGCACACGAATAATAGCAAGCTCAAGAGCCTCATTAACTGACTCTATATCTGTTTTGATAGCTTTCCTATCTTTTGTAGGTACTCTTCTGAGTTTATTCTTTAATTCTGTACGACGAGATAGAAGCTGATCTAAGGTAAGGTTGGCTCTTATTCCATCAGCTTTTACAATAGTATAATTAGTTACAAAATTCTTCCACTTATTGTTTAAATAAAACTCACCAGGCCTCAAATTGATATCCTTTTGTAACCAAGGATCGTAGGGGACACCAATAGCTGTGCCACTATGTCCTACTACGGGTTTTACAATACGTCTAGTAGCATACTTGGCTAGTATGCGATCAGTAGTAAATCTTACTAACTTAAAGTTAATTATTGGAGCAGATAAGGCACCTGCTTCTCCTAACATTATATCTGCTCTTCTTATAATATCTGTATCGAGCTCGCTTTCTTCAAACGTATTATTATCTAGTTCTTCAGTACGATTAGTAATTGGTTTCCCCTGAGCATGTAATAACATTTTCCAAAACTTTCTATACAGTGGGCTATCAGAAACAGTAACACCATCTACTAAGTCTATGATGCGGTCTAAGCTAACCTTTTCAAATCGTTCCTCTAGAATTTCACCTTCTGCCTCAAGAAATTCCTTTATATGCTTCTCTTCTCCAGTTTTAATATACTTATCCCATTTAGCATTAACTTCTGGATCACCTGCAACAGCAGGAAGCAGAACTTTCTCAACAGCCTCGGCTACCACTTTTTTATCTATCTGAGAATTGTTGGCATTGCCTAGTAATTGTTTGACTATCTGTACATTACTGGTTGCTCTTCTGACATGTTCATAGTTCCCTGGACTAATAGTAAGCCCACTATGTGGTATTGTATATATTTCAGGATTAGGATCTATAACCTTAGTGTTCTCTGTATAAAAGTCTAGTTCACCCTTTTCATTAAGGTTTATGTCATACTTACTTCTCCTACCTAATTGTTTAGTAGCCGTGTCAAATATATAACCGTGCATATTCTTAGATTGTAGTTCTGTTGAAGCTTCTTTACCTGCTGAAAAATAAGCATATTTACCTAGTATTAGCCCTCTTCGCTTTCCAAAAAGCGTCTTAAGGGTGCTAGCAGGAACTTGAATTTCAGGTGATGGACTCTGATCAGTATATCTCATGAATCCTTTAAGAACAGCTCCATCCTTAGGAATGCCAGCGTCCTTCGCCATAGCATTGAAGACATCATCACGTACTAAAAATACACCGTCAAGATGTGCGTCATAAGATTTGTTAAGCATATCTTTTAAAATTTCTCTGTTCCATGACATTTTACCAAGCTTACCAGGAATAGCGTTAACGATAGCTAATCTAAATCCGTCTTTCATATCAGGAATATGTTGATACATAAGAGGATCCATAGTTGGCTCACCAGAATCAATAATTTGCATCCTTTGATTAAGTGTAATAGGGTCAGTAATAAATTGTCCTTCTCCTGATGTATTATATTTAATTATGTCTTTTAGTGGCATACCACCATTCATTCTTTCTATAACTGCAGCAGTTGAATAGACAGACTGTGCATATATCTCTTCTGATTCCCTGTTCTCTATTTTCTTTCCTTTCTCTCTACCGTGGTTTATCATTATCCTAAATTTAGCAAGACCTTTATTGTACTGTGATCTTGCATTGTTGACAACATTAGGATCGCTTATTTCCTCTATGAATGCGCGTGCCCAAGCAACAGCATTCTCAGGTTCAATCTGATGCGGAATAAAAATCATACGATTCTTATCTTTTACACCACTTAAGTATGTATAGCCACTTTTATGCTCTGAAAGAAAGATATTAGCTAAAGGATATCTCTTTTCTACTGTTGTAAAACCGCCTCTTTCAGTGGCTTCTTTACGGTTAACAATGAAATCGAATCCATCAAACTCCATGTCAAATAATTTTTCAACACTATAACGACGTTTAGGTGTCCCGTTACGGTTCCTTCCTACAGTATCTACCCATTCTGCGTATTCTACTACTTTTCTAATTGATTTCTTAACACCTTCAGCTAACGGTAGCATCTCAAGGAATGATTGTGGCCGATCTCGTACTATTATATGAGCTTTTTGGCTCATATCTCCTCTGTCCTTTGTGTCTAGGAGAGTAAAATAACTTTGTGTTTCCCTCAGACTAGTCCTACGCCTGTTAAAGTACCGTCTTATACCATTCCATTCTTGGCTACCCTCTTCAAATGAAACTTCCCAACTACTTTTAAGATCATCCATAAACTTAAAAAAGTCTATGTTTTGTGTGATGTCTTGCGTTCTTTTATCCATCCATAACTGTATAGATTTCCTAGAACTTGTGGGATTAGCTTTCTGAATTGTACTTATTGTAGTTTCTAAAGAGTTATCAAATATATAAGAGTTTGTGTCATGATCCTCCACAGTATCTTTTATTTCTCTATTTTTTGTTTGTAAAGAGGTTTCAGCTGGTCTGTCTTCTGGTGATGTTACTTGCTCAGATGAAGCTAATTCTGGTTTAGCTTTATCAGGCTTGTTTATTAATTCAAATTGAAATTGCCATCTATTCTTATTCTGTTGGTATCCGCTTTTATCCCAACCTTCTAATTTTGACCATTCTTTAGGAGTAATATCACTTACTTTATAAGGAGCTTTAGTAACTCTGACAGTCACAGCTTTCTTAGAGTTTTTATCGTAAAAATCAAGTATATCGCCTACTTTTAAATTTTTAACATCTGATAAGTTTCTAGTAGTAGCAGTTCTATCTCCAGATAGAATTAAATCCATAGTAGATTTCCCACTAAATTCTGGTCGCATCTTTCTACCGCCAGTACCATCCTTAAAATGCATTGGCATGGAGGGGGCGTCTCTGTGGAGGATAGATATGGGGGCTGGAGCTTCTGCAGATATAGAAATAGCATCACGAAGAACACTTTTCATATTCGCTATTGCATCTGGATCATTAGCAATAGCACGATTACCAGCCACATTAAGAGTCTTAATATTATTTTCTTTTAACCAGCTAGATAATTCTTCTACAGTTGGATTAGCAATATAAGGTTTACCAATCTCAAGGGATTGATTCTTAGTAAGTTTTGAACCAGGAGAAGTTTCTTTACCAAACAAGACAGTACCATCAGAATCTTTTATATTTTGTATTGTACGTTTACGATAAACCTTAGGATCAGCTTCGCCTTCTACCAACCCATATTCCTTTAATAATTTAGGCTTCTTTCCCTTAGAAGTTTGAAATCCAGGAGGAGCAGTACCACCTGTCTCCAATCCTATCTCTTTACCTACTTCAAGACCTATCTGATCTGCCCCAATCTGGCCCCCAGAAATAATCTTAGTTACACCTGCAGGTTTGACTTCAGCTGGAGTAGCTGCTGCTGCTTCTTCTTTTTCTACAACACGATTAATCTCTTCAACCCCTTTGCGCCATTTTGCAACTACTTCTTTAGGAGTTTTCTCTTTAATTTCTCTGGTATTATAATACTCTTCAGCGCTTTCTTTACCTTCGGTTCGTAATGTATATTCATACATTTCTAACATTTTCTTTATACTATGAACATTTATTCCTCTTTGAGCCCTTGAGTATCCCCAACTTGCAGGGTAGTCTATAAACTCATTCCGTATTGGCTCAGGCAATTCAGCAAGTTCAGCGGGAGACATAGTCTGTATTTTTTGGTTTAGATCAGCAAATTCTTGTGCTAATTTTTGAGCTTTAGGGTTATTTTTGACTGTTGGATGATCAGAGTTCCAGTTTATTTGCCGAATATCACTGTAACCAATATCTAATTCTAATGTCTCGGCATTTAATCGAGCAATCTCATCTATTATTTCTTGATTTTTTACGGATGGTTTTTTAGGAGATGGTGGAGGTTCAATTAATTCTCCTGTTTTAATGTCTCTTATATCGCCTTCAGCTGTTGCTACTACTCCTTCTTCTCCAATAGCTTTGAGATGTTCATAAGGATGCCAGCCAGTTTCCATATTATCATACCGTACAACCCAGCCCACTGCTGTTTCTCTTATCCTTTGAACTTGTGTGCCCTCCATCTCTTTTATCCCTTCAGGAAGGTCAACTAAAATTGCGTTAGGGTTAAATTCAGGTGCATCAGGTATAAATTTTTGTTTTATGAAGCTCTCTTTCTTTTTTCCTTCAACGTCAACAATAACTTTATAGCCTTTTTGGGTTTTCTTGATGATTTCTGCTTTCTTGCCTGAATGTATTCCACCTATTACATCTACTATAGCTCCTTGAGGTACAATCCCTAGACTCTCAAACTCTTGTAGAAATGCCTCAGTCATATCAGCACGGTTTTCACTGGCCTTTAGAATTTCTTGTCTAGTTCCTTCTGGGAGATCTGACCAGCCAGTCATCTTAGTAGGATCTTGCCAATCTTCTCGGGACATAAAGTTTGGGTTCTCAGGATCGTTCATTATTTTGGCTGCGTGTACCTTTTCTGCTGGTACAGCATGAGCACCAAACCATGCACCTAATAGATATTCATAAACCTGTAGCTCTGTGGCATCTCCTCTCATTGTTGAGGGTAATCCTGTAAAAGCAGCACCTGCCATACCTCTTACTACTTTCTCTGCTGTTACTACAACTTGTGGATCTGTATCCTTTAGAAGTTTTCCAAGTTTAACATAGTTGCCTATGCCACCAAACACAGCACCCATTTGAGCACCGCCTATAAATCCTTCCATCATAGCATCAGTACCCTGTTGCCAGTTAGAAACTGCTGAAGCTGCAGCAAGATGAAACCCACCACCTACGATAGCCCTGCCAGCCGTTCCTTCACGTAAAAACTTAACAGCTTTGAGTGCTTCTACGTTTCCTAGTAGCTTACCGACGCCTTTAGTGGCTACGTCAGCAGCTATCATAGGTACAGATGGTATCTTTACACCCCATTTACTAGGTCTGACCTTTAGGACATCTTTTATAGCGCCAGGAATCTTGGTCTTACCTAAAGTTGCTTCAGCTAGACTTAATGTTTTAGCACTTTTAGCAGCCTTAGTAGCAAGAGAAGCCCCGCCCATAGCTGTTCTACCCAATAAACCTAGACCAGGTATAAAACCTACAAAGCCAAGTAAATGACCTATATTACGTGATATTGCTTCTGCTGTGTTTCGGGGATCGTCACCAGTATGGATTGTAGTAAGGCCAGAAGCAAAACCAGAAAGTGCCTGACCAACCGTATTAAAAAGGTTAAAGTCAGCACCATCAGGGTCTTGTTCTATATTTACACCGAGATTTTGAGCTCGTTGTTGGAGTGCTTCGACTTGTTCCTGAGTAAACCAATCAGGATGTTCTCGATAGAGACGACTATCGTGTAAAAGTTGCTTCTCTAAGAGTTCTTGTTGATAAGAAGATAACATACTAAGTGTGACACCTAATATGTTATGGAATCATCGGTAATAAGCCAAGTAATCCAAGTCCAGCTTTTTCCTCTGGAGTTCCACCCATTATACTAGGAACAGCTGCTAGTCCACTTAGTTGCCAGCCCGAATAAGGTATTGTAGAGGTAACTGGCCCTTGTCCTAGTGTAACACCAGGTCTTCTTACAGGCATCATAAACCCACCTATTGCACCTTGTATACCACTTCCTATTGGAGCAAAGATATCTCCTTCTCCTATTTGTTCCAGTGCTTGCTGACTACCAAACATACCTGCACTTACCATAGCACGTCTTGTTCTATCACCACGTTCAAGCAACCATTTAGCTGCTTTCTGAGCATTTTCATGTGTTGCTGCGTCATTCAGTGCCTTTGCTACTGAACCAGTAGTAGTGTCAGCACCCTTCTTAGCCATCTTAGATATCGTTTTAGCAAGAGTTCCTTCAGCTTTCAACAAGCTTTTACCTGCTGCCAGTGATGACAAACCTTTCATTCCTGATGTTGCTAGCTTCTTACCAACTGCAAATGGGCCTGTCATTAAACCCGCAAGGCTACCACCCCAACCTATATATTTTTCAAATTCGGTAAGTGGTTGTGTCATCATAGAGTCAGGAAATAATCCAAATGTCATTGTGTCAGCAAGATTAGAGAAGAATACTTTAGCTGCCCTAGTTGTGCTGAACTCTGGCTGAAATTGTATTCCTGCAGCTGCTGCTGCTGTTGCTATTGATGCTATCTCTTCATCTGTATAGGCACCTGGGTCATTTTTATAGGAACGTATAATGAGTGACAGCGTCTCGTGTTCGCTTAGTTTTTTAATCATGTTAGTTTTCCTTTGTTATTTTCTTGTTAATTTTAACTTGACCTCCTAGCTGCTCTTATCGATTCGAGAGGATAAGGATTATTCATGTAAGGTGGTAGGTTGTTTCTAAGCTTACTCTTATGATACTTTCCGTTATTTATATATATATCAAAATATTGATCAAAATTCACTTTGGTATTCTCGTCATATTCTGTGACTACATCCACAAATTCCCAGCTACGTCCATCATCCCAAGCTATTTCGCCAAATTCTGTTCTATCCGCGTCATAGCTACTTATGTGTTGAGTTTGAGGATCAAAAAAGTAAATTTTACCTTTCTTAAGTTTACCCGATCCCTGCTGCTTATCCTGTCCTATTCGTTTAATTCGTATTAATCCTCTTGTCGTTCCCTCGGACATCAGGTTATTTGAGATTGTCTGTGGATCAGTAGAAACCCCTGCACCTTGTGTGTTTGTAGCAGACGGATTTATGTTTGCAGCACCAGGTAGCGGAGCGAAGTAATTATTAGTGTTGGTGCTAGCGTAGGGATTCTGGTTTGGATCTGTTTGAAAACCAGGGGGAATTGGTGCATTTTCACTCAGAAATCTATTTCTTTCGTATTCATCTCGATCCTCAATTAGATTATCTATATCGTCTATTGAAGTTAAACCTGCTTTGGTTTTTATAATGAAATCCATCATAGTATTTACACCACCAGGGATCATTGTGCGTATATTTGTAACTGGATCAGTATAGTAAAATAAGTTGCTATGTTGAGGATCTCCCATACTATCCACTATAAAATCCTCATACTGTATATTTTTGAGTCTTCTTGCACCTTGGTGGCTGCGGAATTGATCCGTATATTTAACGAGGTTAGCTATAAGATTTTCCTTCGCTGCGGCTTGTGCATTTTGAGTCTTCAGAGTGTTTACGTCTGTTAAAGTTCGCAACTCCATGTCCGACACCACCCGTTTTTTATATTTTGCATCTTCCTTAAGTCCTTCAGCAGATGCCTGATCTGCGAATGTACCTTCGTCATGCGCCTTTTGATTACGGATTTCTTGCCTATTCGCAATATCAGCATCTTTCTGCTGAGCGAATGTACCTTCTTCATGCTCATCTCGAAGACGTGCTTCTGCGGTTTCATACAGCTTTAAACGATCTCTTTCTAGAAGATGCTCTAGAACACTAAGTTTTGCCTCCTCTTTTTCTCGCATTCCTCGATTAAAATCAAATTTATAATTACCCATTTTTATTGTTCTCCTGTAAAATCATTAATCCACCGTATTCCAGTCATCGTACGCAAAAAATATTAGCCATCCTTTTATGAATAAAGATCTCCCCCAACCCCTAGAGGCACACCATCATCATCAATCTGAGTGCCGCCTGAACCGAACATTGAGCCTATAAGACTGCCCGCCGACGATATAAGTTTCCCAGGCATGCCACCAGTAGCGAAGTTAAAAGCGCCTTCAGCGAGCCCTGCTTGCAGTCCTGCTCTTTCTGTAGCAAGATCACCAGCAATACCACTAGCGCTTATTCCCTGGCCTGTAAATGCACTTGCCGAATTCATTAAATTTGTACCCATACCTATACCTTGAGTATACATATTTTCCAAGCCAGTACGTGTTTGCTCACCTATACTACTCTTATTCTGAAATTGTTTTCTAAGGGCAGCAGCTATACCACCGCTTTCGCCAGTCATTGCCATTTGATTTCCTATTTGGTTAGCACCAAAAGCCATCGAATCTCTTAACTCTCGGTTTAGTCTTGCCCCATACTGAGAATAAAAAGGATCTGAAAAGTCTAATAGCCCCTGTCCTTTGTCAAAGATGTTTTGACCTTTATCCATTAAACCACTAGACTGTCTATTTAGTATACCTTGTTGGTTTTTTAAGGTATCTAAGCCCATTATTTTTGTTAACGCAGACATATTAACTCTCCTTTAGTGTTAAATTAACTCCAGCCCATCCTTCTTTAGTACGAGCTTCTATCTCATGACCACCAGAACTCTTCTTAACAACTTTTATATCTCCTGGCTTACCTGATGAACTTTTATCTGCATCCGTGCTAATCTTATTCACAGACTGTATAATATTATTAATATCATCATAAATTTGTTTTACTATTCTATTCATAGAAGGATCTTCTACATTTGGCATTCTTTTATTAGAAAGACTCATTTTACTGGTAGTGGCCTATAAATGATACCTATTGAATCTACTTCACCTGTATTGCCAACTGGCACAACCTTTACCTGGATTGCCTTAGCCTTTTTATCGTTAGTTGCTATTTTCTCGCTTGTTAATGATGTGTTGGGTGCACTTCCATTCATACCATAAGTGGCTGTACCAGAACCTACCAATCTTATTTTATAGAACATCTTATCCTGAGTATCTGCTCCTAATGTGATCAATTTTGTTTGGTATTCCCATGTTCTACGAGTGTCAGCATTAGCGAGATAATGTATAAGTTCATGACTTGTTCCTATATATGATTCCCCATTCTTTCCTGACACATAACATTGAGGAACATGAGTTTGACTTAAATCTAATAAATCCCATCTTTTTCTTGATAGATTATAAGCCCAGCACGAATATCTAGTAAACCCAGTATTTTGTGGATCTCCAGCTTTAAAGAAAACTAGTAAGCTAGTTCTAAAAGGATCAAATGCTAGTACTGGATCAACAGTAACATCTCTATGCTGCCAGGGATAATTGGCGGTATCAGCATCATCGATTATGGCATCTCCTATAATTTGCGGGCTAGAACCAGTATGCATATAGATATTATGATCGCTACAAAAGAACATTCCATATTCTGTTGTTAGTACAGCTCTTTGACTTGTACATCCAATACCCTCAAATATATCTTCTACGAAAAAGTTATTTGGTTCTATCCTATATGTATTACTCTTATCAAAAGCATAGACTCTTCCGCCAAAAGTAGCTAGTGCAGTAGGAACAGTAGGTAATCTTAAAAAGTCTTTTGACCAATCAAAAGTATCATACTTATATGGTTTAGACCTAAACAAGTATTGTTTTGCGTCATCGATATTAGGATGTGCACACTGTCCTACAAAAAGTTGAGAGTTAGCTTCAGTAGCAAGCCCATATGATACAATAGGATTTGTTAATAGCTCATCAATCCCAGTAATAGCATCATAAGAAGCACCAGGATCTGTATCATCTGTAAATTCATACGTAGCATTAACGTCACCATTATTATCTGTTGTTACATCCCATGCATTATCTGAAAGAGAAATGTTTTTAACTAAGCGAAAGAACACGTTAGGCTCAGTTTCAGTGTCATCAGCATTTTCGGAACGATAAATTGAGATGCCAGTAAGTCTTTTATCAATATTCCCTATTTTTGTTAATGTGAGTGTTATATTAGCATCCACCCCATCTTCATCAATAGCTATTCCGTCTAAAGGATAAGTATGCTCAGTAAGTACTGATTCTTGATAACCGTCATATATAAAACTTGCTTTCCAAAATACTCTTTTCTCAGTACCAGTAGCCTGATCAGCAATAGCAAGAGAAAAAGGAACTACACCTAATTGATCAAGAGAGTAAGTACCAAAGTCATGGGTTAATGTATCAATTTTAGGTGTTTCTTCTTGTCTGGCTAGATATAGTAACGGTTCTGTTGTTCCAGTAGAATGCCCGATTAATGATTTATAGACATCTTCAGTGTAGAAAGTTGTCCAGGTTTGTACTGTACCAGCATATGTGTTATCATTAACCCCTTGAAAAACTTTTATTACAGTGCCATCTGCTACATATAGAGAGTGATAAATGGGTGCTTCTCTTTCCGTCTGTATCATATTTACATATCCTGACGTTATTTGATGATTATTCGAGCTTCCTTCTGTATCAAAGACACTCATAGAAGCATAGTCATCTATTACTTTATTTTCATGATCCTCATGTATTTTATTAACAACTTTTTCAGCTACTATATTACCCCAAGATACTTTCAGTAGAGGGCCATTGAAGTTCGAAGCGACCATGTTATCATTATATTGACAATACCACCCAACAACACTACCACTACATTTAATCAAACTTCGTATAAAGGTTTTAGGCTTTTGCTCGTCACCGCTAGAACTTACGTTTCCACTGTTATATTCTATCCATCCTCCATCTTCATTTGCTCCTATAAGTCTTGGTGATCTTTTTGTAAGAGTAAGATCATTATCGTTAGCCCCTGGTTTAGGAGCATTATAGATGGCACAGGAAGCTACTCTGTTTGGCGAGTAAGCTGCGAACCATACTTTATTATCTGTAGTTATTATATCACTGAACGTAAGTAACCAACCAGCCCAATCGGGCATAACAAACCTATGACTATATGTTATTGAAAAGTCGTCCCAATCCATCTCATGTAACTTATAAATTTTGTTATCAGCATTTATACGATCTAGTATATATAACTTTTCATCATCGTCATCATAATGTATCCCACATATACTTGTGAATAATACACTATTAGTATCAATAGCTTCAGTATCGGCATTTATTCTGTATAGGGTTGATGAGCCAAAGGCAGCTCCAAATATCCAATCGTGTTCAACTGGAAGAAGACGGACACGCTCTAAGTAATCAAAAAATGTTAAAGCGGTAAGAGATGTTATACCAGCTGTTGTTACTACAAATTCATCTATCTCAGTTCCTAATCTCTCATTCTTTATATAGCCCGCCCATGTAGGTGGAAGGTCACTTCCTAGCCCTATATGAACTTCTTTATTATGTACTGTCATTACAGAATTACTACCTACTGCTCTACTTGTTATACTTTGTGTACTAGGATCTTCTATGTCCTCTATTAATCCTACTCCATTGTGATTAAGATAGACAAGATTATTAGTATCATTATTTCTAATGATTTTCCCTGATTGGATATTATTTGCAATGGCAGGAACAGATGTCCAGTCCCACCGATCACCCAGAGTAAATCCTGTGGTGGAGCTAAATTTTATCTTTAAACCAAAGTCATCACTAAGAACTATGTAGCTTGTAGAGCATGCTACACCCGTTGCCTCGTAAGTTTGACCCCCGTCATTTGACCATTTGAATGTATTTTGGGAAATGCTACTATCAATTATTACTGTATAGCTTGTATTTTCTGTACCAACATAAGTACCATCGATTGTCAAGCCATTTGATGATATGGGTGTAGCCATTATTAACCTTGCGATTCTCCTAAGAATTCTAGGGTTCCATATATACCTGTAGGTTCAGCAGTATTTTCCCAGCCACCGCCAGTGGCATACTTATCAGATGGTACTCCTTTTAGAATGCCATCATGTGTTACGCTGTCTAGGTTTAAGCTGTAATTAGCTGCGTCTTCAGGGATATCCCTTATGGAAGGCGTAGTCATAGTGCCTGTTATGAATTTACTTATTTCGTGTACTTTTTTGGGCATTATTTATCGTCTTGGATAGTCTTCATGTTCCATTGGCCAGTTCCAATTAGGTTCTGTCCCTCGGAGGGATGCATCGAGGCTAGTTGGTCTTGTATAAAGATGATTATCTCCCAAAAAAGTCTCCATATCATCATATGCCGTATGCCAAGTTCTCCAACGATCGTCTGGATTCGCATCCTGACCTCTGGTTTGGTATGCGTCACGCATATTATTCAATAGTGCATCAAACTGGTTAGGATCAGAAACTTGATTTTTCCATCTATTTAGAGCCTCGTCAACCACTTTAGTATCGCCTGCCGATAAGTTCGGCTGTTCGTTAACAACCAATCCCTCTACACCACGCATAATTTTCCGAGCTAAGAATTCCCTGTCGAAATTGTCTAGATTTCCCGTGTGTTCTTTCTGCATTTTTCTAAATAGTTCTTTATTCGGAGGATATATATCTGCAGAAGTAGCATAATCCATTCGTGTTCTTTTTTGGGGGTTAGGGACTACTCCACCCTCTTGCATACTATAAGGATTACTATATTTATTTCTGTGATTATCACGATATTTTTGCATATTCTGTTCCATCCAAGATGACCTTCCACCATTAGGAACTATCCCACCTTCTTGCATTTCTGGAACTTTCGATTCTGTCCACACACCACCTTCGTTTCTTATTTTATATTGTTCTGGCACACCATACAAGTAATCTTCGATATAGTTCCTATCTCCCCACCCCCTCATATGCTGATATATGTTAAGGGGATCTACGTGTCTCCAGGCTTCTTTGGTGATAGGGGAATTTTTTGAATACCCCTCCTCAACGGGATAATTCAGAGCTGCCTCATAAACTCGTCGTGTCTCATTTACTGACCCAGGGTGCTGTTCACTAACCCCCACTGGTTGTGGGCCAGGGCCCGAATAACTTCCTTCGACATAACGACCATTTTCCCATCTTCCTGAACGATCAAAGCCTCCATCATTCTTTGGATCCCATCTCTTGCGATCTCCTTCCGCCTTTTCAGCTGTTTCAGTTGGGTATAAACGTCCATCCCAAGTAAAATTCTTTTTACCTTCTGCCTCGGCATTTGCAAGTGATTCATTAAATTCTCCTTCTCCAATATACGATCTCTGTTTGCCTACTACACCTTCTTCAGTTTTATATAAACGTCCATCCCAAGTAAAGGTCTTTTTGCCTGCTGCCTTGGCATCTGCAAATGCTTTATTAAATTCTCCTTCTCCAATATATGGTCTCTGTTTGCCTACTCTCGCCATTTCTTCAGTTACTACTCCACCTTCTTGCATACCTTTCATCATAGGCCATTTCAAGTCAGAGCTGGTATCACCGAAGTGTGACTTCATCCGTCTCACGTTTTCATACTTCTTCCTCAGCGTCTGCTCCACTCTGTCCTCTTCCATTTCCTTCGCCCGTATATATTGTTCCTCCCATGCTGACGGTGATGGCGGTCTATCGCCTTCCATGCGCCCCAATCCCTCGTATCTTGGACGCTGCCTTCCAAATCCTTTCTCCTGCGAGGGGGTCTTTGCTAGTTCAGGATATTGGTTTAAGACATTGCTTACTTTATCTCTAGGTACTACTAGTTCTCCTGGCTCTAATAGTGTAGGTACTTTATCACCCCTACCTTCTCCTGGAACCATACCACCACGTTGCATACCGTCCATATACTTAGTTAGTTCTTTGCCGTACCCTCTCTCGGGCCAATTTTCCGACGCGCCTGATTCTTGATAGGGGAGGAAGGATCTTCGTATTCCCCCTCCCATATACTTAGTTAGTTCTTTGCCGTAATTCATTTTGGTTTCCCCTTGATATTCTTCTTTCTTCTACTATCTGGTGGTGTTCCCTGCCATGGGCCACCGACCTTATTACTAGTAACAATGTTTTTATCTTTGTCCTTCTTTGCCATTACATATAGAATGGGTGCCAAGTACCTGTAGTCTTGGCAACTCCATTTTCATTAACATAAACGTCTACTATCCAAAATCCTGTATGTGATGACAATCTCTTGCCTCTCATCCAAGCTGTCTGTCTCTGAAATGCTCCAGCACTATAACAGTGTATGTGTCTATCGAAGAGATACATACTCTTGTGTACATGACCAAACAACATAACATTCGGTTTCTGTCCGCCAGTAAGAGATTCTATTATCTTCTGTATCCTGTAACTAACTGCATAACTACTGCCATCTTCTCCATGCCACAACCTAATAGTAGCACTATCCCCGAGAGCAATAGTTCCCTCGTCATGACCAAGAAATTCAGCGTGTTCGATAGCATCACATATATCCTTTACTATTATAGCACCATTACTTTTTATATACCACCTGTCATGATTACCATCAATGATATATAAAGGGGCAGGACACCTAGCCATATATTCAATAGCTGTTTTCTTTTGTTCATGATATCCTATTTTATCAAGTTCATATACATGGCCAGCCCTGTTGGACATCCCTTCAGTTAAGTCTCCTACCTGACAGATGATGTCACATCCTTCTTTTTCAAATTCTGAAAATGCAATGTCAACAAGCTCATAAAGACAGTATTTACTGCCGAAATGAATGTCACCCATTATACCTATTCTTGTTCTGTCGCCCTGTAGATCAATAACTGGTATACTAGGTTGACCTGGTGTAACCCTACCACCTTTTGCAATAGCTTCGAGTTCTTTTGGCGAATATTGCTCAGATATCCTTCGTAGTGCTGCACTTTTATCGATATCGGGTATATCAAACCTTTGTTTTGATTCTCGTATGTAACGCCTTAGTGTACGTGGTTTGATACCATAACTATCACAAGTAATGTCTTCACCATGAAGCAAATAATATCCAAGTATCTCTTCTACTCTTTCCTTACTTATTGCCATATTATGACTCTAGTTGTGAAACAGCTCTTCTGAACCATCCGTACCAGAACTTCATCTGTGATGGTTTCTTCTGAACAAGCTTTGCATAGTGCAAAACATTGTACGCAACCACTCTATCAATTTCAAGCTTCTGGCACGCCTCTGCTGTCATTCGTCCAATTCTGCCATCCACAGTGATTAATTTATCTTTTTTGTTCTTATTGTTAGCCGCTTTCTGTAATATCTTGACACCTCTTCCACCTTTGTTGACTACCATATCAAATGTAATTCCTTGCAGATGTTCTGGTAGCATAGAGATTTTGTACTTTTTCCAGTAGAACTCCCAATAGATCTTGACTGCATCTGCTTTTGTAAGATCAAGAATATTAGTGTCAGGAAATGCTCTCTTACTTATGCCAAACTTAGTCTCACCCCCAGCATCATCTGGGTCTTTACTGTATCCTCCTTCATGATCCAAAACCTTTGCTACTTCTTTCATGAAGATTTTACTGTATGCTAAATCAGTCATGTTACTTTCTTGATATCCTTTATTGCCTTACCTAGCTTAGTTAGTTTAGCAGAATAGGCAGCTCCTACCCACAGTACAATGAGCCCCATTAGTGACTCGTATAAGGAGACGGTCAACACATCAACGTAATAGAGAGCAGAACAGGCAAGAGCTGCCATAATTCCCATTTGTCTCTTTTTTGAATTTTCCCCAACAAAAAGCCCTACAACATTGTTAATTAGTTTCATTTCATTCTCCTATTTTAATAGATTTCTAACGGTAGCATAGAGCATACCGACAAATCCAGTTACCATTACCCACAAAACCTTTACGGATGATTTGCGGAAGTTAGTATTTCTGTCTACTGCACCTTGCAACCCCAAATCTTCGTGCTTTGCGGGGTCTCCCATCAGACATACCTTAATATCATTCACAACACTTGCCAGTTCACTGCTCTCTTGCCTGTGTTTTTTAAGCACATCTAATACAGTATGCAAATCTTTTCTTTCGTCTCCATTCACTTTAATCTCTGGCCTCTAATGTTTTTTCTACGTCCTCAATAGTTGCACCAAGAGCTGCATCATACGCTGTCAAAATTGCGTACATCTTTGAGTTTTGTGTAGTATGAATAATAGAAGATACGTTATCTTCAATACTTTGTGTTAGAATATCTACCACCTGTTGGTGCCAGAGATTAAAGTTTTGAATAAAGTCATCTGGAATACCCGCTCGTTTTGCGTCCGCAATATAACTGGTTACGGTGGCATTCAAATTTCTTGTAACTACTTGGTTTAGTTGAGCATCGGTCATAATATCAAAATCATTATTCCTTACAAGGTCTTCTAAAGCCTCTTGAAATGCAACAAACTTAATTGTTAAAAATTCTCTAGCATTGTCTGAAACTTGTAACCCTGGAATAATCAAATCAACCCACGTATCAGCATGAGTAAATAAAGAATGATTGAGGAGAACAGATGTATCAATGATACCTGCCTCCATTTTTCTTTGTTCCATCCACTCTTGAATTAAAGTTACACCCATTGGCGATAGACCAGTGATAAATGCAACCACAATAGCAGCCATATTTTTATTTATAGCCATTTTACTCATCATCCTTCCATTTGGGTAAGCCAATCTTTAGGTTCATTTTCTTCATTGTATATATGCAGAGGACACTGACTGCTATCCAAAATAAGTGCGGATAGTTCACCCTCAGATAAGTCATACCCTGATACAAAACACCGACAATCATTGGTGCTAGTAAAACTCGGTTCACTTCTTTTATTGATATTATCCATTCTTACTCTTAATCCATTACTCGTCTACCAGCCACTCTAGTACGATAGCATCTGCAGCAGTAATCTCAGCTTGAGCTATACTTGCCAAGGTTACTTTCTTGACATTCAGCTTTATCTCTTCTTTCAACATATCTTCCAGTTCATTTACGTACTTTTTCCACCCTTTAGATTCGGGGTCTATTACAAACCCTTCTCCATTTTTCTTGCCATATTGCTCGACAATCTTAGTTCGGGTTTCCTCAAATGCTTCTATATGAGGTTGTACTTGTTTAACTGTCTTAGCAAGTCTGAACGATGCTTTAGCCTTCATTGGCTGTTGCATTAATCTGCTAAGAGCTTCCGTTGAGTTAATGAGCTCACTTAGTATCATGTTGTCTCCTTAGTTGTGTTATTAGTCTGATAGTGCTGCTGTCGCTGCGTCTATCTTAGCCTGTATGTCTACTTTTCTTGCTTCTTGGTCTGCGATAGCTGTATCGCACTGAACAAGCTGCCTCTCAAGTTGTGTCACAGAGAAGTATTCATACTGCTTTACTGACTTTTCGAGCTTGATCTGCCTGTCCTTGAAATCAGGACTGGAAGGTGCATCACCCTCAAACGTGAATTTATTAGCCATTGTTGTATCTCCTTGTTAGATTAACTGTTCAATTACTGACTCATGTCCTGTTATTGCTTCTATTGTTTCAGCATCCAGTCCGTCAGTTTCAATGTAAACATTTCCTTCTTCCTTTTCAGAATCGAAATCTTCAAGAAAGATAGTTACCTCTGGAAATGCCTGCATAAGTTTTGTTCCCCAAAAGAACTCATCTTCTTCTGGTGTTTCTTCAAATTTTGTTTTTAGTAGAATCATCTGGTTAGTAAGGATACCCACTTCCATTCCAATGCTTAAACCAATCAATATATGCATATTTGCCTGAAGATATTGAGCCCCAACTATTAAACCATGTTGTATATACTACTGAATGATTATTGTCAGCAACATCAATTTCTTGTCTACCACCTACATATACTCTATGTTGCTGGTCACCCAAACCTGGCCCATTTCTAATGCAGTAAGTTACCGTATACCAAGTATCAAGACTAAATACACTGGAAACAGTGGCTAGATAAGCATTGGTAGGCCCCCTTCTATGGAGTCTCAGTTGCCCATTATTTTTAACTTGAACTTCATAAGACGACGATGGGGGCCAACTAGTAGAATTGTTCATTTGCAATGTGAATGTCTGTGGCTTATTCATGCCCGAAGATAGCTTAACTCGCCATTCCCATGTTTGATAGTCACCATTACTAAACGCTGTAGTAAGGTCAACATAAGCCCTTGGTGTAGCCTCGCCAGGATTGTATAGCTTTAATACGCCACCAGTAGCTGTAGCACCATTAGTAACAACCCAAGTTGGTCTTGTTGCAACATAAGCGTCATCTGTGTCATCTGGCTCTGTACCACTAAATGCCATTTCTGTAAAGGTATCTCTATGGTTCGTCTTGTTATCGTCCCAATCATCAATTATTAAGCCTTTGTAGTCTCTGTATATAGCTGACCACTCTGTTCCATCCTTAACATAGGCTTTGGCTCTCTTCCAAGTACTGCCAACCTTTACATGTGGTATTGAATCTTCCCACGAACCACCGTTCTTTACATTCAGTCCCATTAGTATTCCAGCCATATGTCGCCAGATGAACCACCAGAAGGTGCATCATCGTCAACATATATTGTAGGACTATTATCAATATCAGAAGTAATTGTAGCCATGTTAGAAACACCGCTCATTTGCCCATCAATCGTAATTCCACCACCAAATTCGGTCGCGCCCAGGTTCCCTTCTGGGTCTATTTTAACACAATCACCCCCATCGACTTCAAACAAGTTATCACCAGCTGAGGAATCATGAACAATAAAAGGATAACCATATGTATCACAATAGAACCTGCCAAAAACTGCAAGTTCTACATCTGGATTCGCATTATAAGCATCATTACCAGCAGTAACCTTCCCAGTAACCCCTACATTCCCAGCAAATGTGGCGTTGCCAGATGTATTTATACTGAATTTCTCAGACCCAGATACTTTGATCTTATGACTTGAACCATTTAATTCTAATGCTTTGTATGAGCCTCCACCACTTCTATCATATGCTAAAATCTTACCAGTATTACTTGTATACCCCAATTCTATGCCACCACCAGTGACTGTTGGAGTACCATTACCAGTAATTTGGACTCTTCCAACAGTAGATACAATACCAGTCAATGTAAGGTCACCATTTGTTGCTAGTAGGAAAGCAGGCCATGCTCCCCCCTGTGAAGGGCCTATGTAGTATTCACTTCCATCTACACCAGCGTTATCCGAATCTGTAAGCCCAGTGGACCAAATTGTAGAGCCAGCAGTTTTGTAATTAGTGCATCCGAAGCGACTTGTGGCACCTCTATCAATGCTAACCACCGCATGGGCACTTGAATCTATAGTAAATCCTCCTGCAGTTGTATGGACCGTCCCGCATGTCAGAATGATTTCATTTTCCACATCATCAACCATCAGGAATGTTTCATTCGCTTCTCCATCCCAATCACCAAGATAAAACTTCCAATCTCCTTGACTATCATCAGAGGCGAAATCTAAGAACAAGCCAGCGTCTACATCTTGTGTGCCAGTCACTATTTTACTAGCATCATTGACACCAGTTATTTGTAACTTCGTACCAGCACTCGCACCAGCAACCAAACCTAAGGAATCAGTACCAAGAAAACACAGTCCAGTATTTGTGTCACTGCTTCGAAAGATAACTGGTGAACCAAGACTGCCATTAGCACTTAGTCCAAGACCAGCAGCAGTAATAGTCCCAGCAAATGTGGCGTTGCTAGAAGTCTCCAAGGTCGCTGCGCTTAAGTGCCCACCAGATGCTATACCACCAGAAATATCAACATCGCCAGTGATATCCATTCCATCACCGCCTTCAATCTTCCCATCTACAGCTACCTCATCACCAAATGTGGTGGCGCTCTCGCATTCTAATCCACCTGTGATTAAAACATCACCACCAGCTTCAGCTTCAAAACATTCATCAACTGTTAAACTACCATCTACAGCTACCTCACCAGCAAATGTGGCGCCTTGATGTGCGTCGAGAGTAAGAGTAAGTGCATTATCTGTGTAGAATTTTTGAGTATCTGTTGTAAAGTTTATATAATTATTGGTATCGCCACTATGTCTAATGTTCTCAGAAACATACAGAGTACCATCTACAGTTAAAGTACTACCAACTTGCAATGAACTTGCAAGGGATGCTGCGGCGACAGAGTTAGCATTAGTAAATAAGTCTACTGTGTTTGTAATAGTACTTACGGCTACATTATTTATTTTTCCAGTTACGTCACCTGTAAAAGTGTCGCCATAACCTTGTAGTCTTTTCCAACTAGGCATTAGTATCCTCCTGTGCTATTTCATAATCAGGATCATTCTCAGCCAATGCATCAAATGTTCTCTTTAATTTATCATATAATTTTACAACCCAATAATCTCTTGATAGTCGCATCTCTACATTTCCGATAAGTCGTTGTAGTATTTCGGACTCTTCCACCGATAATCTGATTGTTTTAAATTTATGCTTATCCACTTTTATG